CAATGAAGCAAAAGAACAACGTAACGAACCAACCTTACAGGGACTTTTCTATACATTAGCGCAGGAGACACTAGCTGATTGTGCATATGAATTGATAGAACAAACCAATACGTGTGACAATGGGGGGTTTAAGTACTGGATTGATCCCAAAGGGTATTATAAAGTTACTATTGCTGAATAACCTTTAAACTACATAACTATGCATACCGCAATAACCACCAAAGAAGGTAATTTTATCTTTGCGACACAACCGTATATAACAGCAACATATATTGTTATCTATGAGACTGATAAAGATTTCGCAAACTGGACTCGTATAGGACAGGACGCCGTCGCCTTACAGGAAGCTAAATATCACGCCCGCTTACGTAAGAAAGTAGTAAAGGCCGGGGATATGGTAGACATTACACATTCATCAACCCTTTAAACTACATTGTATGTACTACGAAATTATCGTGTCACTTAAAGGCGTACATTATTTTGCCACTCATAAGCGCAGTATTACAAGCGGTAAAGCGCTTAAAGCCATCTATAACGACTTCAAAACGCGCTTCCCTGAAGGAGACGGCTTTGAAGTATATGCCACAAAGTACGTGGAAGCGGGGCACCACCTTTTAGATAATGAAATCAATTCACTTTAACCTTTAAACTTATATATCATGAACGGAATGAACATGACTATTATCATAGATCGCATGATCGCTAACACTACCGATCCCCATAAGCTCATTGAGCTGCTCACTGCGCGTATGGTTCGTACTATTGATCCCGCTACTCGCTTAACAATTAAGCAGCAGATTGAGGACCTTAAAAAGAGCTTCCCTATAAACGGTCCAAGCGCAAAAGACTGCTTTGCTCATGCTATCAACGCCGGTATATTATCTGCTGATCCCGCGTCCCCTAACTTTGCGGGTCATTATATGTACATGGGGATGAAAGACGCGGATACAGGCAGCGCTGCACTACTCTTTAAGCATATCGGCACGCGGGAGTATTTAGCGCCTGTTAAAATGGAATCTAATAACCTTTAACCTGTTTACTATGAACCACACCCTAACATTGTTAGAAATCACACACAGACAGGCGCGGCTGCTCTTTGAACAAGGTATAGTAATATACATAGTTGCCAATGACCAACAGCCTGATACAGCCTTTAACACCTTCGCTATGCGCAACGACACAAAGGACGCTTCACTCAATATGTACTTAAATGGGCGTGACCCCAAAGAAGTGTCCTTTGATGAGTATGTGACATTTATTGAACAGCGGCAAGCTGAACCCGTGCATTTTTATACCCTTAACAGTACAGAATTGTACCAGTTACCGTATAACATTTGAGTGGATCACTCTTAACCTTTAAACTAACATACTATGACCACAAACAACACTTCCCAGCAACTTACCTTCCGTAGTATCATCTTTCAAAATCATTTCCACGGCTATTACAGCCCGTATTTTGAGCTTACAATAGATCAGCGTATCAACTACAAGTCTTACAAGCCAGCGGACCGCCACAGGCTCTTATGGGCAGTTACAGACCCTATCACATTTCAACACGTGTGCGTTAGTCCCTTGCTAAAGATGACCGCACATCCTAACTATAATCTTTAAACCTGTTCTTATGGCAATCACCATTCCCAATATAATAGGCTTACCGGCAAACATTAATGAATTATCACCCGCTGAGCAGGTTACTATAGTATATGACTATGCCAAGCAAAACAAGGCTATTGTTTGCGAGATTGATACCTGTAGAACAACCGTTGATACAAAACATAGCTTCTATAGTTTTGATTTTAGTATTGTTGGTCCAAGATTAATTAAGGACACTCAGCAATTTGTTAATGACTGTATGAAAATAGCTATAAGGAACAGCAAAAACATGCTGCTCATACAGTCTAATTTTTGGGGGTATCAGTATGCTACACTGTATATTAATCAATAACTCTTAACTAACATACTATGGACACTACAAACAAAATTTACATAACTGATCTATTAGGCAAGTCTATTGAGGTTACCGATCTAAATAAAGCAATAGAGCAGGCACAGGAGCGTACAATGTGGAATGACCCCAATGTCATATACTATACCGATGATATAACCATTGTTGCATACTGGACCGATATACTTTTAAAACTACAAACTCTTTAAACTATCGTATCATGAACAAAGCATATTATCTTATCAATAAAAACGCCCTCCTTATATCAAAGGAAGGCCCGGCCCTTGAATTACTCATGGACTGGATAGCAGACAATGCGCCGGACGGCCTGCATATCTTTATCACACAGGACAAGTCAAATGAACTGCCTGTATATCGTGTGCAGTTGTACCCTATCTCCCCCTTCCTGCCCAAAATACAGCGGGAGCCAGTGCCGGACTCCACTTATACAGCCATCGTTCAACACATCAATGATAACCTGTAAACCATTAGATTATGGCACAGCAAAACGTAACTTACAAGCCCTCCACGTCCAAATCAAATCACAAAGGGCATGTACAATACTATCCTGTTATAATGTTTTATAGTAAAACTATATCGGATAGTTTTTATTTAAACGCTGCCCAACCCACGCGCAGTAAGGCATGGACAGTTGCAAAAAACTATATTAAAAACCTTAACCTTTAAACCTATTACTATGCAGACTATTTCAGACTTCAAAAAACGTGTTACCCCTGGTACAAAAATATATTCTGAATTACATTGGGCAGACAAACAGGGGAATCTAAAGCTCATACAGCTACATGATGAAAGGGAAGTATCTATCGTACAAAGCAATTCTTTTGCCCTAAAAACATGGCGAGAAAAAGATCAGGCTTTTAAAGACAGCTGGGTTGATTGGCCTAAAAAAGATGAATTTTCAGTCATAGACATAAACACGGTACAGATAGATAGCAAAGAAGGGGATATAGTGAGTATCAGGCTTATTTATAAATTCCTTTAAACCTATTACAAGGCTAACCGATGATCGTTTATTACGTGAAAGGGGTAAAAGGCCCCTATTAGTCAATAACCTTTAAATCTTTTCAGATGGAAACAAATAATAATTGGACACTAGAAATATGGAAATTAGACCACAACGGACAATTGACGCAGGATTGGCCTTATTTCACAATGCCCTTTGTAGCTGATTATTCCCCACAAGAAGATGAGGGGGATAATGACGAATTATTGGCACTTGAAACGCAAGTAAAGCGCCTCGCACATGAAAATAGACCGGCCATTGATTGTGCTGGCTACCGCGCAATCTGTAGGGATGCAGACGGGGGCGAACATCTGCCCATAGATAAAATGTATTAACCTTTAAACCGAACTCTATTATGACAGTTACAGAAATTAAACAAGCTGTTGATTCAGGTCACAATGTACAGTGGGCATCTACTGCTTATCGTGTTATTAAAGACCGCATAGGGCAGTATCTTATTATATGCCTGCTGAATGATTATTGCATAGGATTAACACATATGGACGGAATAACGCTAAACGGCAGCGAATCAGAGTTTACTATAGTTGGTATGTTACACAAGGGTATGATCGGTTATCAGCCCTCTTTCAATAACCTGTAAACCTGTTATTATGTCAATACGATTTTCCTGCCAATGCAGGCCACGCGATAGAAGCAAATATGTAATTACGCAATACAGGCACTATTGGAGTTATCGCACTGGTAAGATAAAACCTACTAAATCTTCTCAGGTACGCTGTACTGTGTGTGGAGCGATGGGAAGGACTAAAGCCGCTTATGTAAATGAGATTTATAACGCTCAAACCGTGCCTGTAGATGGGTTAAGTGCCCTTGCCGATAAGCTACAACGGGAAGGTAATACGATAGCTCTTAATGACATAAGTAATAGGCTGGATATGGTAATCAAAGCGAATGCGGAAATTATCAATAAGATACAAGGCCAAACCACAATTGAGAAGGTTAAAAAGGGCGATTACTTTAAGCTCCTGTTTAAGGGTGGCCGTGTATCCGCTCAGGTATATGTGGCGCAAGGATATAACCACCAGGCGCGTAAATACTGGTATGTGCCATTTAATGACGTGTTAGGGGGTGGCTTTGGTAAGAAGAAAGGAACTACAGTTGTTATCGATTTTGATTTTTAGATACTCCTTAAACTACATTATTATGTACCTGTACACTATAAAGAGCAATCGATACTTCTTAGCTGGTCGTGCTACTACCTACTGGTATATTGTCGATAGCGCCGGACGTACTTACCACTATTCAGATGGCAAATGTAGAAACAAGTCACTTAAACAGATGCGCACACATGCATATTATACAGCGGAATCGGCTATCAGCGCGCTAGAACAATTAAACGTTCTCGCTGTCCGAATGCTGGTAACACACATAGCCAAACAGCCACTAATGGCCGATTAAATAATCCTAAAACCACTATATATGTTATACTACAAAGTGAAAAAAAGTTCAGATCAAGTCCCTCTGAGTGTCCACTTTTCCAATACCTTTCTGGTAAGGGATGAACTGTATACTCCTACAGAGATCAACAAGGCCATTACAAACGGCTGGATAACCCCAGATGACGCAAAAATGCATTTTGACCGTAAGGAAATAGAACCATGTAACACCTACTTTTCCTTTGGGGGCCGCTTTCAAACAAAATTAACCGCTAAACTACATTGATATGTACACGAAAATAAAAGCGAAAAAAGACCTGTATAACCTTGGTAAATGCTTTACTAAAGGCCGCACGTATGAGCTTAAAAACCCGATTGAAAGCGTTGCTGCATTAATGGAAGTAACCGTAACCAATGATCTAGGACAACGGCATACTATTGGCTCATGGTGGCGTAATTTTAGTTTGGTATAGAATAGTATTAATAACCTTTAAACTTATTTATTATGGAAACAACAATTTATGCTATCATCAAAATAAAGATACAGTCCGCTCTCAGTGTAGCGGATGCCATTGAGGAACTAGAACAAAATTCTGAGTATGAGATATTCAGCACAGCGAATGTGCTAGTAATAGATACGGAATGGATGACAACTCCCATTACATACCCCGGATGAGGACTAAAGGTTAACTGATGATCGGTTACTCTGTGAAACCCCGACAAGCGGGGTCTTAACCAAATAAAAATAAAGAATATGGCACAGATATTATTAACGCATGAGGAATCAGAAAAGTACTTTCATTTGGCCCTCTGTAATGCTGTTAGCAGTGGGTATATGGCCGCTCACGGAATTGAATTGACCTACGATGAACAGGAGTATAAGACAGCCAAGGCCTCACTAACAAACCCCTGCATTGAAGATGTTTGGATGCAAATTTTAAAGGATGGGGGAACGCTATCGTTTGAGGATAAGGAAGGAAGTGAGGGTATAAAACAAATTAAACTATCAGACGTACATATAGGCGTCTCAAAAATGCCGTTTGATTATTTAAGCGATTTTATAAATGACATAGACGATGCCGTAACCGCTGATGTTTTACTACAGACTGTATTTTACGGTGAAATTATTTTTTGATAATACAAACAAAGAATAAAGTCATTGAGTTTATTGATTAATACTTAAAACTGTATACTATGAACACAAAAATTGTAATCCCTGATTGGCTATTCATTGGCACTTATCCGAATGCTTATGTATACGCAGATAAGCGCAAAGAAACGGCTGGGGACTATCATACGATAGCGCATGTTTATTTCAGACCCTTAGAGCTGAAAGTGTTTGATAACTCCGAAAAGTACGCGGAAGCTATCAAAATAGCTACCCAGGAATATGAGACTATTCTTGCCAACATTGGTAAACCCATCCAGGTAAGCGCTACAGGACAAACAATAACCGCATGTATTAAATAACTTTTAATATGGAAACAAAACAGCCCACACACGAACAATTGTTAGCAGATGAAAATCTGTTATCTACCCTGATAATGCGCAAGCTAAAAATTGCCTGTTATACATTTTATACAGGGGGCGATAATGTACGTTACTCTTTTTGGTGGAACGGTAAAGAGTTATTTAGTGGAAAAGATTTCAAACCGTCTATACTTTATGGGATTGACAGCCTAGTAGCTATGGCAGGGCTGTTAGGCCGCTTCGCCGTTCAGGAAGGTGATACGGATAAGGATTATTTTAAAAACTACACTCCCTTGCAAATAGAATGGTCCAATAGTGCCGAGTGTGACCATTTAAAGGAGTATATTAACGACTATTTTAACTCGGATAGTGAATACCATACCTCCGCTAAAAGAACGCTGAAACGCGCATTCAAAACCTATTAATCACCATTTAATTATAGCATATGGACAAACTAACATGGAATCAATTCCAAACCGCGTGTAAGAAACTCAAAGAGCCGATAAAAGAACCGCGTACTACTGTGCAAAATAAAGTAGCGGAATATCTTGGCCGTAATGAACTGCATGGCAATGGCAAGTTTTACCTTACCCCAACAGCTTTACGGAAAGCCGCATACGAATTATACAAGTCTGAAGTAACCGCTTAAATTATATAAGCATGGAAAACACACAAAAAACATTAACATCCCGTCAATATAATAACCAAATCAAAAAGCTAAAGAATCATTATTTAAAGGCCCAAGAAAAAAAGGAAGACGCTTATCATACAGAAATGGGGCATATTAAAGAAGAGGCATTAAGATTATATCTTCTTGATCTGAAAATTGAAATAATGAGTTTAGGTAGTCTAAAAATATTGATGCGTATAAATATCCATCTTCGTTTTGAGGAGCCACATCGTTTTGGCAGCAGTATAGATATAAAACAATTATAATCCTTCAAACAAAAAATATATGTACCACACAGGGCAAACAATAGATACAGGCTTTTTTCACGTGTTGCCGCGTGACGCCTACAACGTATCAAAGCTATTAAAATGTATTGGCAGGTTAACAATACTTATTCATGAGGGCTTTGGTTTGAATGACATGCAATTCGAGCATGACGGAGAACCATTTGTAATTGGGCTTGTAAGTGATGGTCATTTGACTGTTATGAATATCACTTTCACCCTGAATGAGACACCATTGTTTTTCAAAACAACATATAATTCAAAAGAAAATTACCCTCTTTTTTGCGAGTATGACTCTATTGATTATGAAGTATTCGACGAAGAGGGGAATTACACAGAAGAGTTTAAGGAATTTTGTGAAGAGTTAAGTAAAGCTGAATTACAATAAAATGAAAAGACAGCGAAAAGACGTCAAACTAAAATCAGTTACAATAAATGCGGACAAACATACAGGTCAGCAAATGAAACTATTTAGAGATGTCCTTAACATCTCAATAGAAGATTTAGCGAAAAGAGTAAGATGTAACCGTACTAATATTACACATTTTGAAAGTGAATTGAACCGAACCAAACAAAACGGAGGTATTGCGTTTCTCGCTTCTTATGCAAAAGCGCTCGGTATAAAAGAAATAAAAATCACTCTTTAAATATACTTGTATGGAAACACATAAAACATCGTACCAAATGAAGCATATAATAATTCTCATTCTGCTACCCCTATTTTCACAGGCGCAGGAAAAGCGAGTACCGTTCTATACAGACAGCTTTGGAGTGAAAACAGAGCGCATAAAGGACGTTAGCTTTGACCTACCCGTCTGTAGCGCATGGCACTGTAAAAAACAGGCTGTAGGATACAAAACAACATATTATCAATGCAGCGTCTTTTCGGGATGGTTTTGCAAGAAGCATTTAAAAAAGATAAAATCATCATTATGACAAACGAACAGATCAAAGAAAAAGCAATTGAATTATTTATCAAACATGGTCCCCTGCGCAATAGGGGTGCGCTTTCAGAACTTTATGATATAGTCTTTGCAAGCGGACGTATATTTGAGCGCGATATGCATATGGAAGTAGACCGCTTAGCGTGGTCAGTATATCCCATCCCGGATTTCTTACAGGACACAGTTAACAAGTTAAACTCTTTACTTGACAAGAAAGCAACTATCGTTAGGTCGGGAGAATGGGGATATTGCACCTCTTTTATTTGCACTCTAGTAAATGTATATGTACGAAACTATGCCCAGTATGATAATTGCTTATTTATTAAATATCTACTACCACGAAAAAGAATAGCGAATATGATGCAAATACTTCCCTACCAATCTATCGCTATTTATGCTGGCGAACATAAGCCCAATACAGAGACACTAAAAAAGGTAGTGCGCAATACAGATGAGGTTACTTTTACCTCATTAGGAAGCGCTTTTGATAAGGGCCATTTTACCGGCGCTATTCACAGCATACCCGTAGAACCAATTTTTATTCAACATTCAAAAGATTGAAAATGAATAAGACCAAAAAAGCATATACCGACTACTTAAATGACCTTTTCGCGGATATTTACTCAGCTGAAGAGGCATACGAACAATTTTGCTACTTTAAAAACGGCAAAATAGCACGCTCCGTTATATATAGCGCTCATGCCAACCATATACTTGGCGTTTTGTTACGAAAAAACGATCCTATACGTTTTAATTTAGGCTTTAATGAATGGATCAAAGTAGGTGCTACAGGGTGATTAGGGCGTAAAAACCGTTCCTCCAGTATTCATTCAACATTCAAAAAACTAAAATATACTACCATGGAAAATGAAATCAAATTTGAAGACCTCCGCGAACTGTATTTCTCGGAAAATATCCAAAATTGGATTAACAACTTTTTTCTTAAACATCAAAATTACTCAGAAAAAACCATCATAAATAAACTGACTGACAAAGGGATTGCATTATCTATAGCATCTTCCTTAGTTGGAAAGTGGTTCAATGGCTTTACTATGAAAAAGGGAGTTTCCCCAATCCCATACGATGAGTTAGAACCGCAAGACGACAGGGACTTCAGTAGCTCACAGATGTACGATTTTGCATATAAAATTGCACAAGAATTTGCCGCTTCTATTATTGAGGGGGGCAAGAGTATTAACGGTTTAACCCTTGAGCAGCATATAGCCGTAGAACTTGCAGATATGGACGGTAGCGGTGGTTCTGATAATTGGATATCGCCTACAGAATGGCCAAAAGAAACTGATTTTACAGAGTGATTAGGGCGTAAAAACCGTGCGGCCCGGTACATGCCGGGTGTTCACTAAAACCGAATAAAATGACATATGCAGTTTATAACATAGAAGAATTTTTGGGGACTATTGAATTTTCAACTATCAGTCCAGAAGTGATTACACCTAATGAGGCCTTAACAATGTATTCCCTTTGGAGGGACAAATACAACATTCCAGAGTACGGCAACATTCTGACCTTTAAATTAAATGTTGATCCAAAAAGTTACAACGATGTAATGTGGCTAAGTGAACATACTGGATCGAAGGGTATATCGTATACCCATGAGTATTATAAAGGCGCTTCAGAATACTGGTACAAATGGAAACACCTCCCCAGTAATAAGGAAGGCTGTAGTTTTATATATGGCCTTACCGCTGAGAATGGTAAACTATTGTTAGAATGCTGGAATAGACAACAGCCAAAGAACTGGCATTATTCAGAATTTCAATATTGATTATTCACCACACACTTTAACATCTATGGAACAAACAACAATTCAACCGCTGCTACACGCCTACGAACAGTTAAACACATTGGGTGCAGCCCAACTAATTAACACGATCTTTAGAGACATCCCGGCCTCAGATCAGGCCTTTCTAATCGGCAAAAGAAGAACAGCCGATAATCTTTTAATTTTTATTTCCGGCCTCAATGACTCATTGCAATGGGAAATTAACTGCCATCTTACAATGTTGGCACAACAACACGCTAGTAATATCCCTCTTATTCACCATTAAATCTTTTCATTATGCCACAGCCACTATATAACCGTATTGCCATCGAGATCGCCAACCACAAAGCGGAGATGTTTGATTCCTCACTGTACAATACAATAGACACCGCAATTAAACAAGCGTGGGAGGAATGGAGCCAGGACCAGCTAAAAGACTATTACGAAAGAGGAGTTAAGCCTAAAGAGGCTCCCTACCACTTCAGAAAGGATTTTGTTGAACGTACTTTGAATGCTGCTTATGAGAATTATAGACCACTCATTGACAGTTTTAAAGGAAGATAAACATAACGGATAGTCCCGTAAGACTATCATATTTTCAAACCATAAAACAATTAATTTATGACAAAAGCTGAATTAAACCGGAAAGTTAAAAGTCTAAAAAGGCGTTATTTACTGAACAGGGGGATGTCACAGATTGATCAAGAGAAGTACGATAAAGAACAAGAAGGAATAAAGAAAGAAGCATACAACCTTTACAAGGCTGACCAGGAATTTGAAGACCTTAACCGGGAAAGTATATTAATCCTTTTGAGACTAAATATACTGTTACAGTTTGAAAATCCACACCTCTTTGGAAGTAACATTGAAATGGATCAGATATAATACTTGTTCATCTATTAAACAGATACCCATGAAGCGCCTCAAAATAAAAGATATCCTGTTTTGGATTATATGTGCCCTTTTTTTCTTTGGGATAATAGCTATCCTAATGCTATGTCCTGAGATAGGGGCCTATCTTCCATACATTATATAATCCCTTCCCGCTGAACGGCAGACGTTGTGCGGTTCATTACCGCCAGCGGGAGCTAACTAAAAAGCAATGATCATGAAAACACCAAATTTTATTTACGGGTTAGAATATGAGACTAATTGCACCGCTATTTCAATAAACAAATGGGAAGAGCTAATGAAAGGGGCTACACGCGCTAACAAAAAGATAATAGATAGGCATGTAAAAACTCATCTCCCTGATCTTTATGAGGAATTAGCATTGAACTTTTACAACCCTCATAATTACTATAAAACACCGGAACACCTTATCTTGGTGCATTCACAAATAGAGCATTTTATCAAGTATTTTTAAAGCCATAAACAAATGGGAAGAAGAAAAAAGGACGGCACAGAGCCACCGAAGAAATACAAACCTATCAGCATGTCCTGGTGGGTTAAACAAATCGGAATCTATATGATATTGTCCCCTGCGCCTGATCTAAACGCTATCGGGAGAATACACGTTTCCTATGCAAGGGAAAACTATATCCGGATAGATGTCTATGAAGGGGAGAAACTTATTCACCAGTACCTTGGGGAAACCGAACCATGGCCATTTGGAAATGCCTTAAATGGGCTATGTTTTGCAGGAATCCAGCTTTACAAGGAAGAGGTAACAGTATCTCCGGACTATCTCTCTATTGCAGGAAAAGAAAAGGACACGTATATACCTGGACTCAACAGACTCAAAGCGCTGGGATATGAAATAATTAATGTACTTTAAAAATCACTACTATGAGATTAACGTATAAGAAGTTAATAGAATTGGTAAACGCGGCCTTGATGCGTGTAGAGGCTGATAATCTTGAAGCCTTTGAAGCCTACAACCCAAGGCACAATGATATGGCATTAGAGAATGGGGCCTGTTCAATAGTAGTACAAGTTAAACAAAAGGGCGAAAATTCTTTTTCACACATTTGCCTACTGTGCTACTACAGCAGAAGTGAATTAGAAAAGGAGATCAACAAAGGGGCTGTTATTGGATTTAAATTTAAGGACAGAACAAATTTGGTGAACAGCAATGCGAAAATATGGATGGATGCAGAAATATGCCCTATCTTTTTACCTCAAAATTAATAGCTAATGAAGTACTACAAAATAATGGTGCTGATTTTCTATATTTATGCCTGTTGCTTCTACGACCTTTTCTCCATTTATATCCTGGGAGGGATGGGCTTTGGTATAATTGGGTATAGTATCTACCTAGTCTACAAGAAATAAAGCGCTGCTCCACTATGGAGCAGCGTTATATTTTATTATGTCTCCCTGCATGGCTGTTACATCTGTAGCAACTCCTCCTTTCCCCCACAACTCAAAAGTCATTGAAGCAGTAAAGTCTAATCCTGTTAAGGCTACTTCTCTTGATCCCAATGTGCCAAAATTTGTTACAAACCTACCCGTTGTAGTTCCTGTACGTATGAATGTAACTGTTGTTGACCATCCACCTGTATGAGCCGCCTCATCACTCGCGCCACTACCTGTACCATTTATAAACACCTGTAGCCCCTTTGTATTGCCGTTAGAGGCAAATTGGCCCCCGTAGGTAGCCTTTATCTTATCTCCCGTAGCGGTTAAGGTGTTGGACGGAATAGTATAAGCGTACATCTGGCTATATGTACCAGCACTACTATTATTGGCGTCTGTTATAAAATCTTCCAGGGGAATCACCATGCCAGTCGCAAATTGCCAAGTCGCATGACCGGCCGCGTCCGTCCCTGTTAATACGCACCCCACACACGGGGTACCATTGGCCGGTAAAATGATATCCCCATTTATAATGGCATTCCCAGTTACAGCTAATTTTTCAGCTGGAGCGGCATTCCCTATCCCCACATTCCCATTTGCCAGAATGCTGAACCTCCTTGTATATAAACCAGTGTTATCAGTTCCGTATATATCTAACCCCGGATCAGCATCTCCATTCAGTTGAAAGTTCCACCCCCTGTTGTTTGCTAAGTTGCTTAGGAAAAGGGATTGACTAAATGCACCGTTGCCGTCCTTTGTACACCACATACCACCCTGTGAACGGAATACACCGTCTATATAAGCGGCTGCTGAAGTTTGCAAGCCTGTGCTGTTACGTATGTAGCTGTTGGAGTTGCCTGGGAGACCGCCCCATATAGGAACACCACCAAAAGGTACTAATACCTGATTGGACGTACCAATCGGTAGGCGAGTGACTTCACCGGCAGAATTTCTGTAATACAGGTCTCCGGTAGCGCTACTGGGAAGGTCAAACTTCATGGAGCCAGTGACCTGAAGGTTGGCGGTTGCGGGAGTAGTAGAACCAACGGCAAGACTATCACCTATAACAGCCCTTCCTGATATCTGCATGTCAGCGGTCTGTATGCTGTCCCTTTGATTAATGATATACCTTGAGAAGTTAATAGGCGCATTGCTAATATTTGTCATGATGCCCCGGCTATTAACGGTAACAATTAATCCAGATGTATCACTACCAAATGTTCCGGGCGAAACTCCTGAGAGCGGCAGATCATTATTGACGAATGACCTAAACGAAGGAAGGCCGCTAATGCCATTGGGAGAGGCCAGGAACAAATTAGCGAACTGTGGTTTAAAAGTGGCATTCAATGTGCCGGATGTGGTAACAGGAGACCCAGCAATATTAAACACATCGCCAGGGAGAGCGAGTCCCACACTCGTTACTGTTCCCAAAGTTGTGACTGTCTGGGGAAGCCAGCTAACACCGTTGAACTGAAGCAGCTGCCCGGTTGTGGGAGTAGCTGCCGCTACTTGAATACCTTGCAACGCATTTGCATTCCACAAAGCCGTGGTGTTATTGGCCGCTATAGAAAAAGTTGGATTGTTTCCAACAAACTGAGCTGATCCTCCGATAAAGATGCCTGTACCTTGTGTTAACGTTACAATTTTGCCATTTGCTACAGGATCTGCTTCTGTTGATATATACCCCAAAGGATTAGAAGCGTATGGATAATAAATTGTACTATCCGCTATTTTTAGATAACCCGCTAACACGGCATCATCTCCGACCCTTACCCACCTATGCCTGTTGCGGTAGTAAAGGGTACTATCTTTTATTTGATAAAGGAAAAGACCTTTAACGGGGTTAAGGACGAGAGCAGTATCTACAGCACGGGGTAACAACATCGCTTTATTTGTGCTGTCTCGCCCGATCTCGATCCAAGCAGCGGGGGATGTTAGGCTAGGCGTAATATTGATAGGACTGGCATTTGTCTTGCCCACTGACATTTGATACTTATATATATAATCGCTCCCGCTGAGGATCTGTTGCGCTCTTGTAATAAGCGGCAGAGTAAGCAATAAGAGGGAAAAGAAAAAAGGTCTCATGTAAATGCGGATTTACACGCAAATTTACATACATTATATCCATCCGGAGAAAACAATCTCTAGTGAAAATATTTATTTAAAGAATAAACATCTGAAGGAGTTACGATGTTTTTACTATTAAGCAGAAACATATGTAAATCATGTATACTTGTTCGTGCCTCAACAAAACCAAACTGTTTTAATTTATAAGTCAAATGTGGATTATGTATGCATTCAACAAAAATGTTTATATCCGGATATCGACTCAAGAAAGTTGACAAAAACAGGGTGAACAACCCTTTTCCACGCTTACTACTATCTGTTATCTCAATGTTAGCAAAATCAATAAACGCATAGAACTGATTATTAATCCTCCGTACAGACTTTCTCAAATATATCTTCATATGATCGTCCTGAATGTATTGATTGCGAGAAGGTGATTTTAAGAAAAGCCTTAGCTTCATAAAGAGATCATCCATTAGTCCAATTTTATTTTTTTAAAGGTTTTATTTTTTTTCCTTGTTATATCAAATCCTTTTTCTTACATTAGTTGTCCTGATCTTATTGATACAATCCTGTTTTCTAACTATTCTAATCTTATTTCCTTAACGGCTGTCCCTACAACCGATATGTAACAAGCTTACACACCAGTAAACATTTAAGTTATGACGAACAAGAGGCCCTCAAAAAAGATGAAATCATCTAAGGATGAGCAATTCCCTGCCCCCTGTGAAAGTAGCCGTAAATCGGCTATTGAAGCGCTTGCATGGCTTTTCTTATCATTTCCATCTTTAGCTCCATCTTCTCCATCTGCTGCTTTTTCTTCTGACCAGTCTCCCCCTGCTCGGTAAATAGAAGCACTTCCCTCATATCGATTATTTGCATTGATAAATCTTGCACTGCTTCACCTAAATCCAAGATCGAAGAGACTATCATTATCATAACGGCTCGTTCGGGTGTAACAGTTATATCTAATAACGGTGTATGGCCAACTGAGATATCATCTTCAAAATCAAAATAAGCAACATCAAAGCCCACAGCAGTGGCAATTTGAACTATCCGCTCCTGATCTGGATTATTCTTACCAATCTCCCACCGGGAAACCGTATTCTTAGTAACTCCACACGCATCTGCTAACTGTTGCTGAGTAAGGCTTTTAGCGCGCCTTGCTGCTGAAATTCTTTGTCCTTTTGTCATAAATATATTACAGTTAAAAATATGTAAAAAAACAGAAAATAAATTTGTTATTATCAATTCTACAGCGCATATTTGTCATCATCGTGTAGCTAAATCATCACAATCGCGCAGAATAATCATCATCACCTGTTGCAAACACAACGCTAATATAGTGCAAATGGATTGCAAATGTCAAATAAAAGTTGTTAAAGAATCGTTAATAGGTTGGAGCGCGGCAGCTGCTAAAGACCTGGAAGCTGTTCCCTATAGCCAGATAGCCCGTGAGATAGGTGTTAAGAGACAGGTGGTTACCAACTACCTCACGCTTTCTCATCAAAAAACGTTTGACCTGGATGTAGTAAAAAGGATTAACGAATTCCGAACGGCATATAAGGCTAAGATAAAGGCTGTTCTGGCCCTGTAATCATATCAGACATTTTTCTCTCAAAATATACATCATGAAAGCAAAAGAACTTATTGATTTACTTAAACAGGTTAATCCGGAGGCAGATGTAACGGATGAGAACCAGGACGAAATAGAATCCATACACGATAAAGGAGGCTGGGTAGAACTTTCTGTACAAGCGCCTGCACCATTGGACACCTCAGACGAAGAATGAAACGTAGAATCATCATTCTCCTTGCAGGAGTGTTTTTCTCCATCTCCTTGTTATTAGGTATATATGTGACTTCATTATATCCCACTCTTATTGGGCTGATCATTTCAGCTACTATAGGAGGTATAGCGTACTCTGATTACCGCAGATAAACAGTAGGGTTATTTACACGGTATTGTAATCCGGCTTTTATTCCTATCAGCCGGTATTATTTTAAACCTTAAAACTATTGTTATGATCTTCCAAAAACTCATCACATACATGCAGCGGCTTTTTCTTATCCCGCCAGATACATCTACCTCAGAGAGCCGCATATCTGGTCGGATAAGGATAGAGGTAGACGGAAAGGAAGTGGTGAATAAAGCCTACCGTTCAAAAGTTTACAGGTATTATATTATAGAAGAAGCAATAAACAAGTATGAGAAGATATCCGCGATATACATCACTCCGGATGAACAGCCGGAGACAGGACAGGATACTTTTTTGGACCGGCACGGTGTTAGCGATATCATTAACAATGATCATCCTCTTTTTTATCCTCAGTAGTGTATAAGGGTATATTTTCACACATGATTAATTGTAAATGCCGGGGCTGTTCTCAGCTCTGGTTTTTAAAAAAACAAAATGGATATAATTATACAGTTCGCAGCGTCTCTTTTTGCGCTATTCGCTTTAACATATGTAATCGATAAATCCATAAAAAAAACAGCAATGATCACCTCCTCAGAACCATTAACAGTAACACCGGAAACAAACACCGCTCCTATCTCTATCGGGCAGCGGCGTGTTCGGGTCTCTTTCAATCCCTCAAGTAACTCACTCGTAGATGACATCAAACAAAAGTCAGCTGATTTAATTGATCTCTGTGAAAGACTAAAGTCTCTTGACGGGAGATTGGCCAGCTTGGCGCAAACCGCTTATGAAGAAGGGGCAATGTGGGCAGTAAAAGCTGCTACGACTAATCCTCCTTCAACTTCTCTTTAGCTCTCATGGTAGCTGTGTTGGTCTAATGGCAAGATTCTTCCTGAAGGAGGAGATCCGGGTTCGACCCCTGGACATAGCTCATACTTATCTTATTATGGAACCGTCTTTTATATATCAACGCATCATTAATATCCTCAATGCTATTGATTTTATCGGGAAGGATAAAAGGAATCAAACACAGAACTATAACTTCAGGGGCATTGATGATGTCTATAACGAGCTGCATCCCATCTTTGCAAAAAATGATGTATTCATATCTCCAAAGGTTATAAAGCTTGACCGCGAAGAACGTCAAAGTTCTAAAGATAAAGCACTTATATGGACCCTTGTGCATGTGGAATTTACATTCTATACACAAGATGGTAGCAATATCCAAGCTACGATGATCGGGGAGGCAATGGACAGTGGAGACAAAGGATGTAACAAGGCTATGAGCGCTGCTCTAAAATATGTGCTATTGCAGATGTTTCTTATTCCCACAGAGGACAAGAAGGATACCGAAGAGGAAACACATGAAATTATCTCCAGGAAAGGAGAGGTCTTATTTCTTATCGAAAAGAGCCAGGAGGCAAAAGACCTCACGATTTTAAAGGAAATGTATCCAGATCTATTTGCAAAAGATCAAGAGGTGAAAGCCGCTGGGATAAAACGCCATTCTGAAATTATGATAAATACTAAACCTCAATAACCATGAGTAAAGATCTTTTTTTTGATGAACAAGCTAGGTTCAGTAAAAATCCTGATCAGGATCAACGTCTTTTGGATACGAACAGATTCTCCTATTCTATGTTGTCCGGCTTCAATAAAGAAATGGTAGGGATGTTTTACGGAATGGTAAAAGCGGCCATTTTAGAAGGGGGAGACACTATGTTCAGGTATCTGGAAACCCTACAGTTAATGTTTAAGCTAAAAGAGTTTATTAGTGATGATAAAGAACTGTTGGATTTTATAACTTCTGAGATATCTAAGCACGGCAGGGATTATATCTCAGAGCGTGGCGTAAAGTTTGAACTGGCAGAATTCGGCACCAGATATGATTATTCGCTTAACTCAGAATGGAGAGAGCTTTCTGAAAAAGAAGGCGAGATCAAGGCACAGATGAGAGCATTAGAGGACAAATTAAAAACCATTCCTGCCGGGAAACTCCTGGTTGATGAACAGACAGGAGAAACTTATATAGGTCCGAGTAAATCATCAAAAAGCTCTTACAAAATCACGTTGCCCAAATGATACTACCTGATGATCCTATAATGCTTGGTCACCAGTGTCCGTATTGTAATAAACCAACAGAGTATATCGATAGTGTAGAGGTGTATTGTAAGTCTTATGGGATGATGTATATATGTAGGAAGTGTAAGGCCTGGGTTGGTGTACACAAAGGAACAAATCAAGCGCTTGGGAGGGTGGCAAAAAAGAGCTTACGACAATGGAAGATTAAAGCGCATGAATCATTTGATAAAATATGGACAACCAAACGGCTTACAAGAGAGAATGCATATTACTGGCTATCTATACAGATGGGAATACCGCGAGAGATGACACATATGGGCATGTTTGACGAACAGCAATGTAAAACGGTTGTAAGGCTTTGTGAAAATGCATTAAATAATAAGAAATGACCCAAGAACATTTATACAGATTAAGGGATATCCAGACAGAACTGGAAAACATAAACACTGTCATCACTTCTACTCAATCGATAGGCCAATTGATTGATCTGGGTGGAGTCCTTTCTTCCTGGATTGCTTATACAGGGGAACAGATGTCGGTAGCAAAAAGGATATGGAGAAATGAAACCGCAAAAGCATATGATAACCATATATTCAGTAAGATGGCACAGGGGATGCAGATACAGGCTACTCTTGCAAATAGGTACGCCACAGCCAAAGCAGGTAATTATGAGGCAATTTGGGAGTCTATTGAAAGAACAAACCGAACCTGTGTGCATATACTTGATTTCCTCCGTACCGCTATTTCTGCATTAAAAGAAGAGAACAAAGCTTATTCACAAAACAACAATACCCTATAATCATGGACATTTCTCTTAAAGATCGCACCTTTAGCTACAAACATAACGGAAAGCAAATCTTCCGTAAAGTAATAGACATGCTCTCTAACAATGGAGAGGATATGTATCTGTTATATGACCCTATTAACCAAAGAAAGCATTGGGCCAACATTAGTATGTTTAACCAGATGTTTAACGCCACAGGAGGAGTAATAAAAGGACAACATTATAAAGGAGATAAGATAGGAGGTGCTAAACAACTTCAAAATATATAAGCATGGGAAATGTAATTAAGCTTTCACAGCAACATGAACATAATCTAAGAAAGCTTGCTGAATATCTCCTGCGGCCAGAATTAAAGGCCAAGTTCGATATGGTAGCATATTCTGATTGGGATCATGATGATTATTCCGTAGAATGTGGTACTATCGGATGCGCTGCGGGACATGGTCCCCATGCCGGTATCCCTAAGTATGACAGTGAAACATGGAGTCAATACATTACGCGGGTCTTTGGTCTTAACATAGTAGCCTCTACTATTGCGTGGAGATGGTGCTTTGATGCCGATTGGGAACGAACTGACAATACTCCTGTAGGAGCTGCTAAGAGGATACTTTGGTTATTACACAACGGTGTTCCTCAAAATTGGCACGATATAATGTATAAAGAAGAACCTATTCCATATTAAACAGCTTGTACCATGGCAACCCTCAAAATGACAACTGCAAGTCCTATTAATGTTGATAAATTAGAAAGACAGAACAGATTAATTTATCAGCATTTAGCGAGTGGGAAAACAATTACTTTCCTTTCAGCCTTACGATTGTATCGTATACATTATTTAAACAGTAGAATTGCCGACCTCCGACATCGAAGTAAAATTAATATAGAGGGTAAGATGATAACTGTAATGGATTCGCAGGGTAATAAGATTAGGTGTAAAAAATACAAATTAGTACAGGAATAATGTCAAAAATAGGCATCCCCGTTTTTAAGTATAACGTAAAAGGAGAGTTGATAGATAGCTTCGCTTCTATTAAAGAAGGGGCTGCCTCTATCAGAATGGATGTTTCTAAGTTTAGGCATCTTGTTCAGGATGAAAATTTCTGGGGAGGATATATATACTCTTACAATGGAGATGGTATCCCTCCACTTCTGGAAGAACCATTTGACTTTGAAAAGAAAGCACCGTGGGAGAAGAACGGGTACTTCGATGCAAATGGATGGGCGAAAGCGTGTTTATATTAAAAACGATCAATGGCACGGATAAGATCTATAAAACCGAGTTTTTTTTTAAATGAAGATTTAGCCGATCTCTCTGCCATTGTGAGATTACTTTTCATAGGTCTTTGGACACAAGCAGATAAGGAAGGTAGGTTGCTGGATCGGCCCAAAAGGTTAAAAGCAGAAATTTTCCCTTACAGCAATGTAAATCTTGATGTTGAATTATCACGGCTTCAAAGTGCAGGCTTTATTGAAAGATATGAAGTTGGCGAACTGAAAGTGATACAAATCAAGAATTTTACAGTCCACCAAAGAATAACAGGTTCTGAGGCCCAATCCGAAAGTGTCTTACCGGCCCCGCCTAAAGCCGCTCAAAAGAGTGAACAAACGGGAGGAAACACTTCGGATCACTTTGGAAACACTTTGGAAATACCCAGGACGACAGGAAGGGAAGGGAAGGGAAAGGAAGGGAAGGGAGATATTACGCGCCCGAAAGCAAACATTCCATCGCTTGAAGAAGTCGTCCGATTTTTTCGTGGTGCTGGGGCTACGGAGGAGATGGCAAAAAAATATTGGAATGCCAGGGAGGGTGTTCAGTGGGAAATACGTGGATCGCCTATTCGAAATTGGGCTTCTAATGCAAATAACTTTATCGTGAATTATCACGAAAATGAAAAAAACCATGGACGCGGAAGAGTATCGACAACTACGGATAGCATCCAAGCAATCGACAGGGCCACGGCTGACCTCATACGAGATATTGATGAGGCAGCACGCCAGCAGCCAGAAGATTAGGGAATATCCCGCTCAATCCTTTGTGGCTAAAATGGGGGATATCCTCAAGGAGATTTGCTTGATAACCGGGTTAAAAGTGGATGAAGGAGTAAGCAAAGAGTTCACGAAGCTTTTCAACAAGTTCATCCATGCTCACTATGCAAATATCACTCCGAGCGAAATAGTGTTAGCTTTTACGCTAAATGCTGCGGGGGAGTTACCGGGATCATCCAACGGGAAGGAGACGGATAAAATAGATTTCTATGGGTCATCCTTGACTATTGAGCATGTCGGCGGCATCTTGTTTCGCTATATGCAAAAGAGGGCAAATCTGGCCAAGAAAATACGCGAAGAAGAGTACCTTATGATAGAAGCACCTCAATTAACCAAAGAAGAACAGGAAATGGAAGACAAGAACATAGCCAATGAGTATTATAGAAAATATATTAATAAAGAATTTTCATTCGTTAGCCCGGAATACGCGCATTGGATCTATGATATCTTAGATAAGTTTCAACTAATCTCTTATTCTGTAGATCAAAAAAAGAAGTTTATGGAAGAGGCTCAGGGGCTTCGTTTGCATATACTCAATGAACAGTCCATAGCCCATGTGCAAGAATATAAAGAGGTAAAGCAATTGCTAGCAGATTATGCAAAAAATGAGATACCTATTTCAGAAAAAAAATGGGTTATCAATTGCGCCAAGCGAATAGCTCTTCTCGACCTCTTCAAGGTATGGAAAGGTGCAGGTAAAAAAAGAATATTTGAATAATGGGTAAGATATGTATAGGGATAGATCCGGACCTGATCAAATCAGGGGTCGCTACCTGGAACGGGAAAGAATTCATTCAGCTTGGGATAATGCGTTTTTTTGAGCTGATAGACTATCTGGAGTTTAAAAAAATGGAAGCGCTAATGGAGGGTAATGAACCTGACGTTAAAATATACATTGAGGGTGGCTGGTTAAACGTAAAAAGTAATTTCCATAAAGCACAGGGAGCCAGCGTGAGAGAGGTTATTGCCAAAAGGGTGGGCGAAAATCATGCTGTAGGCAAACTGCTAGTGGAATATTGTGAACTAGAAATGATACCTCATCATGTCATTAGGCCTACACAAAAAAAATGGGACGCAGATGTATTTAAAAAAATAACAGGCGTGCAGTCTCGTACCAATCCAGAAATAAGAGACGCCGCACGATTAGTATTTGGACTATAAAAAATACTCATGAAAACACTTCTCGATGTTAAACAAGCCTTCATGGAGCAGCATGAACTTGCACTTCAACTTAGCCCGGTTACGGATGGCAAACGTGCTATCTCTGCCGCTAAGAAACGATTGCAGTTCTTGAACAAAGTGGTAATATATTTGGAAAGTTCGCCTAAAGCCGAATATATAACAGGATCAATACGTGCTCTGAAACAAAAGTATAATGATCTTATGGAGAAGTGTCCATATCTGGACAGTAAGAATCCGGAAGAAAAGAAGGTATTAAAGAAATGGCAGGAGGAACATGAGATTACAAAGATAAAAGTGCAACTAAAATTCTTAAACTATATAGTTAATTAATATGGACGCAAAAGAAGCTAGAAAAATGGCAACAGAAATGGCATTGAAAATAAGTGCTCAACACATAAAAGAATATGCCCTTATAATTGATATGATAAGAGAGCTACTACAACGTGTAGAAGCTTATAGCATCAATATAGACGGGCCGTTGCCGTTTCAAGTAATATCAATGTTAGAAGCTGCTGAATACCATGTAAAAACAATGACTCATAATAACGAAACTGAACATATTATTTCTTGGTAAAATAAAATACATGAAAATAACAGACTTAGAAAGCGCCAATCTACTCTTTCGTAACCTTGAAATCATAAGCAAAGAAATCAATTCACTTGCAAAGTATGCATCAAATATTAAAGACAACGATCTGAAGATAAAAATGGATCTATCGCACACAAAACAGGAAGAAATAAAAAAAGACCTTTTTGATGATGACGGGAGCCTTATTATGGGAATGAATAAAAATCAACTATTAAATGATTTAGCAATGTTTCAACCGGGAATGTTTCCATCTACATGGAATACGCTTGGCAACCAAAAAAAAGATCAACAAAAAGAATTGTTTTCAATAGTACTTTCGGAGGTGATTGTACTTCAGATCCTGGGGGTAATAGTCGCTCACAAAGAAGCAGAACGCTTATATATTATACGGCAACTAAATAAATTGGATATCCAAGTAAATTTATAACCATGATCCAGCGTATTGAAGTTATAGGCCTCACTCGTAGTGATCTACAGGATATGATCAATGAGGCCATAGAGAAAGCAAAACAGGGGTGGAAGGAAGAACAAAAAGCTCCTCCCGATTGGGAGGAGCTTACGCTTGGACAAGCATCTGAGGAGTTTAACTGTTGTAAGAGGACGTTGCGTAATAAGATGAAGAAACTTAACATTAAAGGCCTTCGAGCAGGGAAAGAGATTACGCTACCACGGAAAGATTGGAAGAAAGTTCGACTGGTCCCGTAAAAGCTATCATATTTGCAACCTTCTTTACTGTTCTTTGGCGATCTATTTTTATATACCTAAAAAAGCTCTCTTCTGTTTTGTGTCCAGTAAACTCCATTACCTCCGCAGCAGACAAATGCATATCACAGTACATATAAGTCGCAAAAAATCGCCTCATCGTATGGGGAGTCATTAGATCACATCTTTCATAATGATGCGCTTCCTTTATACCTCCTTTTGTCATTGTTATTAGTGCGCTTCCTTTTATTGTCTCTTTACATATCTTAGGGAGATATTGAGCAAGATTGCTTTTATGGAATACAGGTAATAATCCAGGCTTGTATAATTTACGCCATTGTTTTGGTATTCTTGATAGTTCAAATGGCCCAAATTGATTATCCCCACATAAACTTTTATTGCCCCTGTATTTATTATATATTTCACGAGCTATATAGTGGGCCGGAATAGAGACTGTCTTCTGCCCCTTTTGAGTGAAGATATCAAAATAATAATAGCCATCAGAATGCAGGAGCAGCAAATAATCATTAATACGATACAGATCATTTACACGTAACCCTAAAAAACAGCCCAAAATAAAAAAGTCTCTGGCACGCTCTTCATTTGTATTATCGAAATGCTTTGTGTATAAAGCATAAACTTCATCAAAAGAAGGAGCAATGGCATCAGCAACCTCTGGGGAAAAGCTCATTCTGTCACACATCTCTTTAAAAACTTCGTTTTGATGATATTTTTCTTTGTGAGACCACTTCAAGTATATCTTGAGAACATTGAGCGTATCATATATGGTGTTTTTGCTATACTTTTGCTGGGTCAGCCACAATTGTAAGGCCTTACAGTCGTCAATAGTAATCAAATAGGACAGTGTAAATTTATTTTCAGCGTTTTTGGTTGCTATCTCGCAGTCTTGCCAACGCGCTCTTATCCTCTCATACTGATCACACGCATTGGGACTATAGACACCGCCATCTTTTTTTAAGATATTCCCTTTCCGCATTTGGGCTATCATATCCTTGTGATCTTGCACAAGATCCTTAATGGCCTCTAAAGCTACGTTTGATTCAGCTTCTGAAGCTACGATTGATTCAGAAGGTAGCGGAAGAAAAATACCTCTTTGTTCGTCAAGGAATGTCTTTAACTCCAGCTTGAGAACTGTTTTTTTTCGCCTCCTCCTGGTGGAGACATATTCCATAATATCATCCTTTATTTGATCTATTTTTTCCTGCCCCGCTTTCGAAATGGACTCCGTTGCCCTGACTCCTGTCGGGTAGCGTAAACGGTTGTCCATCGGCTTGAGATCGTCGCAATAAAAGGAAACGGAGTAATACTTGTTAATCACAATGAGAGTGGGAGTTTCTGCCATATCTGTAGAGGTTTATTTGTATGCCTAATTGTATGCCTAAAACTAACTCTTTTCTTTCAATTATAATACATTTTGCAGCACTTTATTTTTTGTCCCATTCCCATATAACCCTTTATTGTGGCCATTTTTAGCAGATAACGTGGAACTGAGTGGAAGTATTGTGCATAACGTGGAATTTTAGCTACTTTCTTGCCTGACAGCCATGGTGGCCTATCTTCAAAACGATGTTTTTCTGTATGCCTAATTGTATGCCCAAGGTATTCATAATTTTTCACTCCAAAAAACCTATTTTATAATATAATATTATTAAATTACGGAAAAAGCGCAAAATGCCTCAAGATACCGATTCCCAATTGCGGTCTCCTAAACCCTCCAAATACTACGCTCAAGTACTCGAAGGAAAGGTAATAATATGTAAGGCATCTGGAATGGCCTGTATCCTTTGGGGCACCGAGAAAAACCAAAGATATACTTACTTAGTTCCCGAACAAGCAGCAATAGCAAAAGAATTGACAGATAAAAAAGTCCGTTTCACCCTAATGGCCAATCCCTATAAAGACTTTCTTTTCTTTCAATATGGGTTAGCCGAAATAATCAATATGGTTGACCTTTTAAAGCACTAAATCACTAAACCCAATCACTATGCGTAATTCAAATTTTTCTGTAGATGGTATCCACGTAAAGGCAAGAAAAATAGATTCAGTTCCTGGACTGAGCACAGCGAAGGCGTTTATTCTTAATAAGGCCTGTATCTTTCACATAACCTGCACTACTGCTACCCTGGCAGAGGGAGAAGTGCCTCCTAAGATACTTCAGCGCGTTCTTGATCAATTACGCACGGATTTGACTCCTTTACCAGAAAACAGCCCCCGAATAGTACAATATCAAAAGACATTAAATGGAGGATGTAAAAAAGGATTTCTTTCTGCTGCTGATTACAATACTTTTCGTAATAAGGTTGGTACAAAATAAATAATCTCTTATCTTTAAACGTCAATTCCTGCTAAACCCCTTCCGCTATCCGTCTTTATGGGGGATATCTCGGCGCTGAGAGAAATGAGGTGCGGAGGGGGTTTTCTTTAAGATCTTTATTTTATTGGATTCCTGAGAGCTGTATATCATGCGGGAACTTTATTTAATGATCCCAATGGCAGCCTGAAATGTAAGGACGGCGGGGGTTACTACCAGGAAGCTAGAATAATATGGGAGAGGCCCGCGGAAGTAGTCTTTCTCTTAACCATTTATTCCGGTCTGGCACACTGTCGAAGTCAGGGCGGGTTTGCAGGATGTCCGGCGCTTACTGCCGAAGGGACACGCTCAGGAATCTTTAAAAGTTCTTCACTTTATTATATTGGCCGCAAAAATCAGGGCTTGTCCTAACGGATAGATTCTAACATCTAGTAGCTAAAGATGCCGAAAAACTACGGTGGCCAATTTTCTTGGGAACATACCGAAAGGGCTGATAGCGGGTGCGTCCACATGGCTGAGGCAGCTGTCCAAAAGCGTAAGGCCAAATCAACCTCCGGAGGGTCGGAAGATACCCGAGAGCAATATCCGGCAACGTGGGCTATGTTCCCCTTTTCTTTTTCATCTAAACCAATATTATTATGAAAAAAGAAATCTTATCCTGGATAGCAAATAATCCTGAATCATTAGACTGGTATGCTGAATGGAAAATAAAATATGGTCAACTCATTAAAATGGTTGGCAAGTTGCAGGCATTTCGTTGGGCTATTACAAAAGTAGATTATATTAATGAAGAGGTATCCACAAACGCAAAGGTTCAATATTCTTGCAAAAAAGGATGCTCCTTTTGTTGTCATCATGATATTCCAACTTACACGGAGGAGGTGGCAATCATTGTTGAGTATTGCAGAAAACATAATATAGCCATAGATAAAAACCACTTGTTACGTCAGAATAAACTTTCTATTAACAAGCTATTACACTCAGATGTATCGGCCTGTGTCTTTCTTAAAGACAATGAGTGTACCATATATGAAGCACGCCCCATAATTTGCAGGTCTTATCATGTAATTAGCCCTCCAGAACTGTGCGATATTAAAAACAATAAAGAGGCTATTCCGGCAATCACAGCCTTTAATTTGTACCGGGAAGCCTTTATGGGAGCCATCACAAGCTTTCACAAGGAAGGCCGCTTACATCAAATGATTTTACCATATGCAAAATGAAGATGCCGTATACTATCCGTTAACATTACAAGGTCATGTATTCCCTGCGTTATTGGCAACTGGTCACTTTAAATGGGGAAGGCTCAATAAAGAGGATATTGTGGATGCGCTTATGTCAAGATATAATGAAGGATGGTTCTTTATTGATTATGCCTATGAAAGTATCCCAACAGGGTGTTCGTTTGCGTCCTTAATAGAACAAGACAAAATGCAGTTATTATCTGACCCTTGCGCTCTTTCAGTAAAAATATTATACTGCTTCACACAATTTGGTAATCTAGTGCCTGAAATACCACGCGGATGGAAGACAATATGTAAAATACAGTTTAACCCGGCGATACCCATATGGGTAAGGAGATTAAAAATCTTAAACGAATGGAACTATAATCCATTAAACAAATGGGACTATAATCCCTCTGCTATAACATTACTGTTAAAACAATAAATGAATGAAGAAAGGCCGCACACTTGCAATAGGTGATATACATGGAGCCTACAAAGCGCTTATGCAGTGTCTTGAAAGATGCGCGTTTGACTATCAAAATGATACACTTATTCCATTAGGTGATATTGCGGATGGATGGGCAGAAGTAAGACAATGTGTAGATGAGCTTTTAAAAATAGAGAACCTTATAGCTATAAGAGGTAATCACGATGAATGGCTTAGGGCATTCTTTGAAACATATTTTCATCCTGATTTTTGGAGACAGGGAGGATTAGGAACATTAAAGTCATATTCTGAAGAAAACGGAATATGTAATCCAGATTGCTTCCCTAAGTCACATCGCATGTTCTTTAAAAAACAAAGATTGTTCTATATAGATGACAAAAGAAGATGCTTTGTACATGGAGGCTTCAACAGGGAAATACAATTTATAGGACAACCAGAAGACATATACTATTGGGACAGATCCCTTTGGGAGAAAGCACAAAGCGTTAAAGGTGAAAATAACAAGCTTAAAACTGTTGATGATTTCTCTGAAATATTTATCGGACACACTGCCGTTAACAACGGGAATAATAAAGAGGCGAAACCACTATATGCTGGTGGCGTATGGAACTTAGATACAGGGGCTGGATGGGATGGTAAACTTACCATTATGGACGTGGATACTCATGAATACTGGCAATCCGATTTTGTAACAGATCTTTATCCGGGAATAAAAGAACGTTAATATGAAGTTCACTTTAATTGCTTCTTGTATTTTTAAGCATAAAAAAATGACATCTTTGATGCAGGCTGCGGACGTTTTTGAACAGTTTAAAGTAATAGGGAAATTTGAAATAATAAAAATCGAAGGAAGGATCGATGAGAATATCACTCCACAGGAATTATTGATTAAAATAGCAGACCCGCTCCAAAAAAATGCACCTGAAGATATGGTCTTTTTCTTTGCAAAGAGAATTGATTTTGATAATGGAGAGACCCATATCAATAAAATATTTCCACCTTATGTAAGGAAAGGTGTTTCCGTTATTAGTGATGGAAAAAATTGGGGATTATTGATAGATATGATATCGCGAGTTATAGGTGATTCCTTCGTAATAGAAGAAGATGAATTGCGTATGATAAAAAATGTCACTGTTAAATAATAGTCGGAAAGTTGATTCGGATTTACGCCTTTCGAAAACCATATGCATGTGTTTAAAAAATACCCGCCGAAGCGGGTATATAGCCAATAGATAGACAAAATCATTTCTCTAATTCAGGGTCTTCTTCTTTCAGAGATGTTTCTTCTGTCTTCGAAGGCAATTCAAAAGCTAGGAACTCCTCTTCAGAATATCCCAAAACTGCCTGAATCTGTAATAGATCCTGATACGTTAAATCAGCTTTCCCCGCTTCTATTTTGGATATATGTTGATATGATCTATCTATGAAGGAAGCAACAGTCTGTTTTGATATTTTTCGTTCTTCACGGATAAACTGGATCTTCGCTCCTACCTTTTTTGCTTCACTTTTCGCCTCTTCAATCTTTATCTTTATGTAGCCCTCTTTGTCAGAAAGTAATCTAATGGCATCTACATTGATATCAATTTGAGGAATATTGATGGAAATGCCCCACTCCTCAATATTCACCATTGTTTTTGCTATAACATCCGCACCAGCGCGTGATTGCAAAATATCAATGAGCGGTAATCTTACAGTATCGCCATTTTTAAATGAAAGGCATATCGCCCCATTATTAAATGAGTAATCCTTGATCTGTTTGTTATTATCAGTGGGAGACATTGTTTTATATATTATGAGTTGTGAATATTGAATCTAAAAAATGCCCACCTGTTACAGTGGGCATTATCATTTGTTATGGGCGTTTCCTGTCACAACCCATATTCCAAAGATAATGAATTAGCTCTTCCCTTTCTTATATGGGCCTCTTTTTTTTCCTTTTTGTTGTGCGCTCTTTCCGGTTGTCTTTGCTATTGCTCTTTTAGGAGGAGGTGGTGGCGGGAGGGGCAGATTTGGTTTAGTGCTTTCTGGTGAAGGAGGAGGTGGTGGTGGTGGTGGCTCAGTGCTTGCCGCTAATGTCCCTTTATGCTGAACTATTTCATCTCTAGTGAGAGGTATACTATTAGCCTTCCTAAAGGAAGTATCCAGCTTTATCACAGGTATATCATAAGCCCATACCTCCTTCTGCTCCTCTTCACTCCATTCAAAGATAGGGTATTTTATGATAGAGTAATCAACCGTAGCTGGATAATGTATACGATACACATCCAATGGTGTTTTCATGATAATATAAGGTTGCTGTTTATCAGTCCTGTTAAGATTAATTCTACTGTTTTGTTCAGGATCATAATTCGGCATCAAAAATACGGCAGAACTATTAGAAGCCTCATCAGCTGTATCCATGGCAAACGAAAAGAATTCTACTCCATTAAATTCAAACTCATTCATAATCTTGCTAGACCAAAAATTGATTCGACCTATTTCATTAATAGTAATTCGATCAAAATCTTTAGAAGGCCTCCAGGGTACGGCTAAAGGTTTAAGTTTTAACATCTGTACGGGTTTAATTGTAAGTAAGGTCTTTTTATTTAATGATTCTTGATACCTATTATATTCATCAATCTCTTGCTCAAAATCCTTTATCTTGTATTCAATAGCATCTATCTGCGCCTGATGCACGAGAGGGTGAACGCTCTCAGGAATAGGCTCTGTTATTAGTTGCCGCCACGATTCCTTAAAGCTGCGTAGATGACGTTTGGTGATCTGAAGTTGCCCTTCATTCTGTATCTTTGTACTCATGCGTAAATTGGTTGCGAAAATTCTAAGCGAAAAGCTCTTTGCCCTTCATGTTGTTCAATTGTCTCATTAACCGGAGACCACAAGACTTTACTGGGGCATGATATATGGGTGCGTTCCAGAACAGACGCTAAATTCATTGTCTTTTCGCCCAGACGAAAACCATCCGTAGCCTCAACGAAGTATATAGCATTATCCCTTTCGTTCTCTTTATTGATATGAGGGAGAAACTTCAACCCGGACTCAAGATGTGTAGACATAAAAAAATACTCCGTTAACTGGAGTATACCCTTCCCATTAATATACATGATAGCTCGTTTGTTCTCAGATGTTTCTATTTCTTCGAGCCTTATCATTATCTGCTGGAACAACTGCTTGTCTATATCGTGTAATGTCCTGGTTGCTGCGAGTATCTTTTCATTAACAGAACGCGCATCCTTGTGGCGTTCGTAATCACTAATCTTTGTGATGTCAATTAATAGATCTGTCAAGTTGTTCTTTGCATGTGTAATAATAGCTCTCGCTGTAGGAGCTGAAAATGCCTGCATCATATTTAATGTATTTTTTCTTAAAAAAACAAAGCGTGAGTAGAGTAGGTTATTGAGTTATGAAAATTACTGGATTATTCAGGATTAACCAAATAATCTGTACATATAGTGAAGATAAAAAACTTATACTGTCGGCCGTTCAGCAGCAATGGGGGAAACGGTAAGTGATATTATATTGTCCTTTTTTATTATATTAATGAAATGGCCGCCATCCCAGCACAATACCTTCCGAAGCATATTTAAATAGACTTCAGTGGTCCTTTTTGCATAAAAGTCTCCTACTGGGAACACTTTTTCAATTAGATCTGAAAATAATACCGCCTGATTTTGATGATTAGATAAAAATTCTAATATCTGAAACTCGCGCAGGGTGCATTCTTTTGCTAGGTCTGTTCCTGGTATCCTTATTGATAATGTTTCTCGATCTATAAGCAGATTACCAACATGCATAACCCTTATTTTAGAGGTGAAGAATAATAAACATAGGATTTTATGTAATGTCTTCCAAGCCGATAGGTTAAAATCTGGCTTTAAATTTAGGTTATTTATATTAAATACGAAAAAAAATTTAGGGCAAGCGGTCATTTTAGCTGAATCTGTATTTTAGGAATGGATAGCGCACTACTATCATATTCTACGTACTTCCCACTTTTTAGCAATACGATCACCTTCTTTATATCCTGCGCATTCCCAATACAAATTTGATAGTCGGTAGGGGTAGGATCGGGAGGAAGAACTTTTTTACTATTGGTCAAAAACCACTGATACATATCGATCTGCTCTCCATTGAAGTTGGTTTTTACTTTTGAATTATACAGATCATTCCAACAACAATGGCCACCTGCATACATCTGGACCCACGATTCTGGACCATTTCCTAAGCTGTCTGCCAAATGGTTTAACTCCTTGCTATAACGTGTAGCATTTTCTGTAGCAGATCCATCCTGGTTACCACAGTAAAACCAAACAGGGAAATTCTCTTTTGCAATATATTTAAAGTTGGGTTGGATCAGGTTAACATCTGCCGTAGGTGAACAGGAAAGCACAGCGGCCACCTTTTTAGGCGCTATAGAGTCCCATCCGGCAAAAAGCATACATCCGGAGCCGCCGAAGCTAAGGCCGGTCGTATAGAGCCTATTTGTGTCAATACGGAGATGTTTCACCTCTTTGAGGTACTTCATTACTGGAGTCATCGTAGAAGGCCACGGGGTGCCCCATTGATCCTGGGCTGCGATTACAATAAAGTATTCTAATTTTCCGGTCAAGGGACTAATGGCCTGGGGTTGCCAACCATTTTTTATGCGCTGCGGGATTGCTTCAATAAATAACTTTGTTCCGTCTGTCCCCTTAGCGCCACCACCATGAAAATAAATGATCGTTGGATATGTCTTATCAACACTATCCTTATAGTCAGGAGGGGTAGCTATCATAGTATAGACACCATGATAAGAGTCTGTCGGAATCTTAATCAACTCATAGCCCTGAGCAAAACAAATATTTAACTGCAAAAGACTACATAACAATAATAATATTCTCATTTAATTTGTGTGTTTTCTGGCTTAGGGGCTTCCTCATCTTGTACTTTCACTCCAAAAATCCTACTAATACCCCATACAAAGGTATCCAGGCCTGAGAGATACAACCCTATACGCACTTTTGTTTCTGCATCAATTCCTGGATCTGATGCAACCATACCAATCACTACCTTATTTAATAGGAAAACAATCCTAAAGGCCCAATTAGCCCATGCAGGCGTAGGATGCAGAATACTGATGATTGTTTTTTTGTCTGCCATGACATTATATTTTTTCTGTTGCCATTATCCTAACGAATATTCCAGCCACATTCACAGTGGTGGACAATAATACATCTATTCCGAGCAAGGAAACACTGTTCCTTTGTTTTACATTTACAGTAAATCCAGAGGCCGTGTTACTAGTCACTGTTAAGGTTTGATTTGCCGCTCCTCCTTCAATAGTAGGGGACAGATGAGGAATACCCGCAAACGCAGTCGCCCATGTTGTTGTTATATTACCATTGGCGTCCGTTGTTCCGGTAATAATTTCCACCCTTGTATTGCCACCAATCTGATTGATCCACCTTCCGGGATCACCTGAAATAATGGTAGTGGGCTTTATAACATTAACACCGTCTACTGTAGCCGTAGATGTCAAATCCCATCTATAAGGAACAGGTGGTTTATTCTGGCTATTAGTTATAAAAATTATGAACCCATCTGGAAAAGAATCATAAAATAAAAGGTCACTAAGGACGTCTAAGCAAAAAGGAACCGTAAGCATATAATTAGTTTTAAAGCGTTATCCCTGTACCAAAAGCGCCAAGTATCTGCCAGCCCACATTATCACTTTGTATAATCATTGACGAGTATTGTAGTGTTAACGTTTTAGTAGCCGCGCCATCTATGAGTTCAGCACCGGCTCCGTCAATGGTAACATTCAACGCTGCACCTGATATCTTTTTGATTACATAAATCCGTCCTGAGATGCCAACAGCTGTTGGCAGATTTATCGTTGCCGCGCCACCAGTATTATTAACAACGACAGTACCGTGCGTGGCATCCAGCGTAGTGGTTGTCGTTACTGTCGTAATGGGTAGCGCAAATGATCCTCCCACATGCAGCCTTGAAGTTGGAGCATTTGTTGCAACGCCGACATTTCCGGAAGTTGGTGACAGCGCTACGTTTCCGCTATCAGCATATAGCGTATAGTTATTTGTTCCTCCTGTAGGAGCGCTGAGCGTAAGGATATTTGCAAAGTTAGTTATAGTAGCGCCACCACTTGTTCTTGTTGGCTTGAGCGCTACGAAATTTGCCATAAAGGGATGAGTGCCGGTAGCTGCTGTCGTGATATCAGTTTTTCCGACAATCACATTGGCATAACTTGCATTAGCCGTTAAAGTTGTTGATGTCGCCCCCGCAAAACCCACACGTAAAAAGGCAACAGACGAACCACCCCAACTATTATATTTATCAGTGGCACTTACTGATTGAGCTGAAGAAGAAAGAGGAATAAAAATATTTGCACTGTTAGAGGAACACGTTAAAGAAGTCGTTGCTCCAAAAGTGGTGGCATTCGCAGTAGCAAAAGTCTTCGTACCGGCAAAAGTTTGAGCACCTGTAGTCATCAATCCACGAGCAGTGCCAGAAGCGTCCGGTAGATTGAAAGTATGTGTGGTTCCAACAGAGCTTATTGCGAAATCTGTACCGGCAGTTCCAGTAGCAAATGTTTGTGAAGCACCAGTCAGCGTATTTAATGTACCGATCTTATTGTTAAAAGTATTCCAATCTGTTGCAGAAAGGAATCCTTTTGTGGCTGTTCCAGCCGTTTGCCCATTCGTATAATCTATACCTATATTCCCAGCGGTCGCATCAAAATCATTCGCTGTAAAGCTTGCGGCTCCCTTTGTTGTGCCGTCTGCTGCTGCGTTGGCTATCGACAACGTTCTATCGGCAGATAAGTCGCCGCCACCGGCAAGTGGAGACGTTGTATTTATAAGTCTGGAAGTAGGTACACTTGAAAGGAGTGTTTCACCCATAACATGCCAATTGCTCCCATCCGATTGAAAACGTCCCCAACTATTTTGAACCGTGAGCGTTTTAGATGCTGCCCCATCAATAGTCTGCCCTCCTAACGTAACAATGTTTACAATAATGCCGGTAGCACTAACCTTTTTTACTTCACAAATTCTATTCGGATATAAGGTAGCATCTGGCAAAGTGACGGTCCCCGTCCCGGTATTATTTATACCTAATGCATAATCACTGCTGCCAAATGGCAAATTATCTGTGGAAAAAATAAACAGAGGAAAGCCTATGGACCCGTCCACATCCAGATGGTTAATAGGTGTAGTATTTACGCCTATTTTATTTACAATTATCGGATTAGAGGTAGTATTACCAACATCTGTAACTGCCTGAAGATCGACGGCCCCTGCTGCGGCGCTAACACTATCTGCATAATGCTTCACTTGTGTGCTATCCCAATATACATTCGGCCTTACTCTCAACAAGCCACCATTATTTGTACGCAGCACAAATGATGTCGTCGTATCACCAGCTGCGGCAGGAGCGGGGGCAGGAGGCACCGGAATAGCGTTTGATCCATCAAAATTAAATCGCCAATTATTGTTCGCTCCAATGTATATATTACCGCTTCCCGTTAATGAGAAATCACCATTTGTATTATCAAACCTTATCCTTGCAGATCTGGTGGGAATAGGATCAGAAGAAAAAGCGACATCCGTAAAGCCCAGATTATTAGAAATCAGGTTTACAGGAACACCATTCACTTTGGCAACAGTAAATCCAGTATTAATAAAGGTTGCAGTGCTTGCTACCGCACTCGTATAAGTTATACCGTTTGAAGATATAATATTTAACCCTCCTGTATTCCGGTCAAGTGACAATCCTGCATTAAACGTTAAAGCCGGGTCCGAATACAAATTAATATGAGTATCCGCAAGACCATCGTTGCTTTGGATCGAGATACCACTTGCACCGTTTTTTGCAAAGACAGCTTCGCCTCCTCCAAATATGTATCGCCCTAAAGGATTGAAGATGGCAAACGTCATATCGTTGCCATTGTCGAACCCGATTTGCCAAGGAACACTCTCGTTGGGTTTAAAGGCCCTAATAATACCCACCCGGCTACCATTGGCCGCATCGGTCCCGGCACCAATATCTATCCCTCCCTTGTAAGGTTTTGTCTTCCAGGGATCAATAATACCAGTACGGCCTACACCAATAGAACTGAATGCCGGATTGTCCGGGTCTAGCTGGCCGGATACTTGCCGGAATTTTACAGATTGAGAAGTAGTATCGAAATGACCTAAACTATCATAACGGGCAAGTAATGAAGTATCAGAAAAGGTAGGCTCATATAAAGAATTCCCTCCTGTCCCGGAATAGTTTACGATATTATATTTTACTTTAAACGTACTGGAAGGAATGATCGGACTTACTAGCTTTAAAAATGTGGGACTCTTGAAATCGCAAAAAGCAACTGCGCCGGTATCTAGGCGAACATCTTCTCCACCACCATTTATGGCCAAAGAATTATTTGCAAATTCTTCATCTGTAAATAAACTTGATTGCATACCCTTCAAGAGCAAACCCCTGAAGGCATTCATTTCATATCTGTTCTTGCCAAAATTATTATGGACTCCAGCTTTTATTACACATCCCTGATCTCCATTTTCAAAAAAGTTGTTTGTAATCCAACTATTAACTACAATATCACCACAGAAAGAAACGATCCTGTAGTTAACCGGATCACGAATAATGTCAATAGGATTTGGTACTTGACCTATAAGATAAGGAGCCGCTGCCCCAATCTCATTATCGTGTAAAGTAGCATCTCCCATAGCAGTAAAATGAACTGCGCCATGGAAGTCATTGAACCCGGTAAAGGGAATATTCGGAGCGAACATCCCCTGGAAATTACTATGCTCTACCCTACCGTTGAGGCCCAGCACTCCGTATAATGCATGATTTGGACAATTAATGACATTCAGATCATTGAGGACATTGGAATATCCCCTCAACCTAATCGCAGCTTGAAGATTTGGATTATTAGTATAATCTCCATCTATATAGAGATGTGACAGTTCCGCATTCAAACAGGTATCTACAAAATCAAAAACGTATATCGCTCCAGGTGCAGGATATATTTTACTGGGGACGTATGCGTTTACGTTATTCTTGCTCCTTTGTTCTGAATAGAGCTTTATTCCTCTTTTTATTAAAACATCTTTAAAGCGATATATTCCTTTTGGCAATAAGATGGCAATTCCTACGGTATCTGACAGCGTTGGGAAAGAGAATTTATCAATGATCCTTTGTAGTCTATAACTGTAATCATTGCCATCAGGCAGTACGCCGTACCAGTTTGCGTTCACCGTCATCCGGTCCCACGGACGTTGCCATACACCACCTCCCTTACCTGTTGCCGGAAATACGATCCCACTGTCTACAGCTGGAGCAGAAGGGCCTGCCGGTACATAATTAAAATATCCCCCTCTGAAGCTATCAACCACAAAGACAGCCGTAGCCGTTCCAGCATATGCCATTAGTTGCGCTACCGTAAATACTCTATCGACTACATTTCCAGTGGCCTCCGCCAGGGGAGTCATAGCTGTTCCCTTCCGGTAATAGAGCTTATCATCCGCAACCCGGTAGATTATCTCACCAGGAGCCAGTAAGGTAGGATCATTGTTTCCGGTATCTCGACGTGGCAAGAAAAAAGCCGAATCAAAGCGAGCTGCATTTCTAAACTCATAATACTTGCCACCTTGTACTATTGGCACAGCAGTCTGAGACCTTACAGATAATGTAAGAAGCAGTAAAAGGGATATGGTTAAATATCTGATCATTTTGAGGGAAAATCTTAGGGAGAAACACCAACACGTATCCACCGTCCTGTGACGACTCCCGTTACTTGAATTACACTTTGATTATCATCAGCAGCCGTTGAAACATTATTCCAATAAAAATCTCCACCCAAGCCATCCGATATGGTTGTTCCTCCAAGTATATTTACTCTTACATTTGGAGTACCTTTCTGCAACCGCAAATCGGTTATCGTATCAAACGTTCGTGTCGCTCCACTGTATGCCATTATCTAGCTGCCCAGGTTAAAATGATGTTGCCAGATCCAGCAGGAGGCGCAACATCATAGTTCACAATTATATTTGTTATGTCAATAGATAAGGTAGTCCAACCCAATGCTCCTACAGATCCTGCACCTACAATATAAAAATCTGGCGGTGTTGGACTGCTGCTTCCATGAACTATGAGAAACTGCGTAGTAACCCCATCTCCAGAAAAAATAGAAGTACCCGTAACGAGTCCTATAGGAGGGACCGGAACACCACCAGTATTGCAATCCTTATAAAGGATGATAAAATCCTCTCCTCCATCTGAGACAGGTGCGTTTGGAATAAACGTTCCTGTTACATTATCGAATAAAAAACCATCAATCGCAGCCGGGTTCGCTCTCATTACCATTCCTTCCCGGATCGCTATCAAGATATCCACTCCTATCAGCTGGGGATTGCTAAACGAAACCTCTCCAAAATTCATGTGGAAAGGAAGAATACTATCTGTACACCCTGATACCGGGCCAGTCGTACTAGATCCCCCCTGACAACCACATCCTCCGCTTGTCACTATCACACTGTTATTGCAAGTCGCAAGAGAGTAATTTGGAGTAAGCGCTACCTTAGAAAGTAGTTTTAAAATTATATTTTGATAGGATTCCTCATCTATCAGATCGTCAACATTGTGTCCCGCTACCCGGTATAGTTCATAAAAGCAAAGAAGGGAATTCCAATCTCCTTTTCCACACCCATTTGCAGCCTTGGCAACATACGAATAGTAGGTAGTGCCAATATAGTCCTTGGCAATTGCTACTATTTGTTTTGCTTTTGTTGCATCTATATAAGGCATTCTCTAACAATTGATATGGTTATCCGCTAACTCATTTATATAGAAAAGTATTTGCTGCGCTTCGGCAATATCTCCGGCACAGGTTCTAGCCGTTGCAGCATCTATCCCACACTGGATCTGTTGCGCAATACGGCATTCAGAATCACATCCACAGGTAGAGAATTCGGAAAGTATCTGTCGGAGTTTTTTCAATGTAAATTCAGTGGTAATCGCCTGCGCAATAAAAGTATAGGTAACCGCTGTATTATCCACCAGTACCATTCTTATAGAGTAAACATAATCCTGATCAATGGTCCAAGTATATACATCTTGCGTACTGTCAACTGTGTTTGTATACGGGAAGGGCACAGTTTCTTCTATAAGCGTATCGCCACGTGTTATATATAATGTACGGGAAGTAAAATCAACCTTATGAAAGGCAGACCCATCACCGTAGTTACTCAAATCGGTCAGTGTGATTACAGAACCGTCAGCGCTTTGTGAAACAGAAAAACTGACTAAAAATGCCATAATAATATCTGTTTTAATATCTTGAACTCATAATAGCCGGCAATTCTCCAAAATATATATTCGGCATATATGTTTTGTTTTGTCTGATATTTATTATAATAGTCTGAGTCACATTATATTTTTTTGATAATGCAAGCGGCCCTTCAACACTATTTCTAATGTCTTCAGCTTGTTTATTTGTCAGTTTTGCATTTGCTGCATTTTCGCCACATTTTATCAATCCATTACGTCTTGCATGAACCATATTTTCTTTTGGAGTCGCCCATTCAAGATTAGAAATATTATTATCGATCTTATTCCCGTTTTTATGGTTTACGTGAGGTTTATTTAGAGGATTTGCCATAAAAGCTTTAGCAACTAAACGGTGAATAGTCCGCTTACTACTGGTTCCACCTTTACTTAAATAGTAAAAATTATATCCGCACTCGTTTTGCAGCAGATCAACTATCCTTTCGGGATAACTTCTTATTCTCCAAGGATGCGTAGAGGGGAATACTTGTTTAGAAAGAGCTTTTAATCTTCCATTGGAGCTAATCTGATATAGACCTTCATAGCCTTCTATGTCTTTCCAGGCTTCAGCCATTTTGAGGGAATATTTGTTGAAACAAATGTACTAAAAAATGCCTATAGTTTTATCTCTTATTTGTATTTCTTCGTTTCGCTCTTCTGCTCCTTGAGGCTCCTCTAGTAGTCGCTGCGCCCGTAGGGGCTTTCTTCTTGCCTGCTGCTTGCAATTGCTGCTGTATCCTGTTATTGAGAATTATCAAATCACTAGAGCGCAGAAGCATTGCCGCTGCGTTCAATGTAACGTTTGTCTTTTTACTTATATCCTCAATTCTTTTCTTTTCTTCAGACTTTTTCTTTTGTGCATCCGGATCATCAGACCATCCCATTACACTGGACATTAATTTAACGGCCTTCTCCCCGGCTGAAGTGTAGAACTCTACCCCACCTCCTGCTCCTTCAACTCCATAATAGGGAGCAAAATAAGGACTGAGATAAGTTCCACGTGGATCAAACTTCTTACCCATTTCTTTCGCCGCTTTCTTCTTCTCTCGTACCTTTGCTTTAGCCCATTCTTTATAGCCCTGATTAATCAAATTTTTTGCGCCACCTTGGACAAGCGCATTTGTATTTGATAATGTAATATCTGCTAAGATATTTGTAGCAGTGCGGATAGCCTCCTTTTCTTTCCTTTTCCTCTTTTCTTCTTCATCCTCTTCATGCTTTATACCGAACAACGCAGAAACAAGCGCACCAGCAAGCGCTAATTGAAAACCACGAGAAGCATGTTTGACAAATTGATAGGCCGCCATCTCTCCTAAATATCCTGCAAAATGCAAACGTGCTTCATTTCTCTCCTGAGTGGTTCGCCTATTGTCGAACATAATTTTAGCCTTGTTCATGGCATTTTGATAGGCATTCAAAGAGAATCCCTGCAACATCCATAAATATTTAGCCTTCTCAGAATCCTTGAGCACATCAGGTTTATACTCTCTGGCAGACTCATTATTTACAGCAGATGCCGTTTGCTCGGCAAATGCTAATGCTTCGTTGTTAGGATTCTTAGCCTCCTTAGCAAAATCGAACTCACTAACAGCCTTTATCTTGCCTTGGCGAAGGAGAGATGTAATATAACCACTTATCAAGGCTGTATTCTGTGCTGCCTGATCTCCCTTCTCTAAAGAAAAAGCAGATATCTTTTGCATTTTATTTGCATATCCTTTGGTATCTGTCCACCATCCTGGTTCATCTCCTAGTCTTTTAACATATGAATTAAATGCATCCGATCCTAAAGCGCTCCTTTTTACTGCTGTGAAGTTCTCCAGAAATTTTGCTCGATTTTTCGCGTATTGCCCATCCACCAAAGCTCTAAAGCCCGTACCTAATGCAAGAGCGGTTGCTTTCGCGTTAGAGATAGCAACAGTATGAAGTAGCGCGGGTGCCAACTGTGCCGGTCCTTGCCATATATTATGAAGGGCCATCTTTACTCCCGCACTCATCAGTTGAGTGGCTGCATTATCAAGCGCACTTTTGGGATTGGGTTTAAAGAAAGGAGCATACTTGCCCTGGTTAACAGCCTGGATAAGTTTGTTCTTAAACTTATCATAATTAGGTGCTCCCTTTTCTTTGTTAAACCCTATGTCCAGCTGCCCCGTTATATAGCGCTTAAAATCAGGATTATTAACAGTCTTGGCCACGACCTGCAATCCCGGCAACACCTCAGCAGTATATAGCGATTGATAATACCGATTAACAAAATTTGAAAAGAAGTCACCGTCATAATAGATGTTCTCAGGCTTCTTAGCCACCCTCCGCATTGTCATTCCCGCTGGCTTGCTGTTTATAGAACGCAAATCATATGTTAGATCCGTTTGATCTGATAATTCTGTGTCGGCAAAATTTTCTCCAGTTTTTTTTCTGGCTACCAGGGAAATATAGTTTCGTTCTCTCTGGAAGTCTTTACCCGCATAAGCGCGGGTAACAAACTCAACCTTATCGGTCAATTCGTCGTAAGCATTACGAGCAAAATCATAAACCTCTTTTTCTCCCGCACTCATTTTATCCCAAGCAGTCTCAAGCGATTTTGTAGGATCTTGACTATCAAAATTATCGTTGACCTTGACCCATAAGTCAAATTTAGTTTTCTTACGTGGCTTACCCCTAATTGTCTTCCCTTCATCTTCAACTTGTGATTTTGATATCCCATAATCAATTAATCCAAAGTCCTTCAATGCGTCCAGCCGGTCTGTAGCATTTTCCAGGTACTTCTTACGTACAGCTGGCCGAATCCTATTGGCTTCCTCAATAAAATATTTTGCATCATCCACTAAATCATCCAGGCGCTGAGACAGGTTATCTGAAACCTCACCGCTTTCTATGCCTTTGTATTGATTAAGATAAGCATATGCATGGAGCCGCGCATTGGCTGCCGCTCCTATTTTATGTTTTTTGTTAAGATTGACAAATGCCTTTACAACATTTTGAGTTTTTCTAAACACAGGAGAAAGCTTTCTTTCAATTGGACCTATCGTTTTAGATCTGAAAGCGGCAACAGCATTATCGTTATAAAACAATCCCGCCATGATATTGGAAAGATTCTTCTTACTGATAACATCTTCATGCGCCAGTTCCCGTATCTTCTCTCCTCCAGCTATCAGCGATTCATTTGCTTTTTGTGCTTCATATGAAGTGACAATATCTCCGGCTGAATCCAAGGAACCGAATTCTGCAATATTGTTTAATACATTATTCAGCTTGATCAAATCAGGCCCTTTCAGATATGAAGGATCTACATCTGCTAACTGTGTAGCAAGATCTCTTTCATATCCATAAAACTCAGGTAGCCGATTCTTTAAATAACCAAGTTTCTTTTTTAATTCTTGCTTTAAAATCTCTTCCTTTTTACTTATACCTTCAGAAAGCTTTGGCGGCTTTTCATTGCTTAACATTCCCATATACTCATCCAAAGTAACATCCTTCGGTATAATTCCCTCTTCTTTGAGATCATCCAGGTCATCCTGCATTGACTCTTTACGCTCTGTATATATCCGGTCATTTTCCTGATCTACAAACTCAGAGATTTCTTCTTTAGTATATTTTTGATTTAGCTCGTTCCCTTTTCTGGAGTCAATAAAATCCTTCAGCATATCCATATAGGAATCCAGGTCGTCCACCTTTGAAGGGGAAGGAAGTTGCAGGCCTTTGATCCAATCTATATCCTGAGCGACCATTGACTTAGACCGTTTCAGCTTTCCCAGAGACCTCATGAGTCCCTTTGTTCTTGATATCTTTTGCTTATTACGTGCCTGCCAAAGAATATTGGTTATTGTCTTTACAGTACGCTCAGTATTCTCAATCTTATCTTTTGTGCCAACCGCTTTTTGTAAAAGAGAAGTTATTGAACGTAATTGCGTAATGTTTAAATTAATTTGCTTCCCCTTCAACATATCACCAATGACAGCCCTTACCGCCTTTATCCGTCCTGTTGGCCCCTTACTCCCTTCCTTAAAACCTGCCTCTCTAACCTTTATCCTATCACGCACATAATCCTTAAATGAAATCCTATCGTTCGGCTGCTCTGGTAATACGCCAGGTATTTTCTTTATCTGAGAAAAGGCATCATCAAATGCATCATTCAGCATAGAAAGATCCTGAATGGTCATTCCTTCTTCTTTAAGAGAAGAAGTGATCATTCTTTTAATTTTTGCCTTCTTTTCATTGGCAAAGCCCTTCACTTGATTTGCACGATACAGAATTTCTTCTTTAATGTAATTTGCCAAAGCAGAATAAAATTCTTTATCTCGTTTCAGGTTCTGCTTAGGATCGCTTATAATACCAACGTGTTTATAAGGATCAAACTTATTTTTTAAGTTGGCAACCGCCTGATCCCGGCTTTCCTTAGTTCCTGATTTTACTTTTACTTCTTCTTGGACTTTGGGCTGCTCTGTTTCACTTTCTGTGGGAGGGATTTGGGACTCGGCGTTTCCTTCGCCCACTTCTTGCAATCCCAGTTCGGGTCTTTCTTCGCGTAGCACGCTTTTTCTTGCTGTTTGCTCTTGAATGGCATTTTGTTCAGGTTGAGATGGTTCAGTAATTTTTTGCCCAACAGCAATAACTTGCGGGTGTGATACCTCTTCAGGCTGCTGAACTGTAACTTTTTTACTTTCAGGTTCTGTATCATAATCCGTTTCTGATTCCCCAGCTATAGCGGATAAAACTCCTTTCTCAAGATCAATCTTTGTAGCATCATCCTGTGCTGTGATAGGCGTCAGAATTTCAATTCCAGACAAAGGTTTATTATGTTCATCCAGTTTTTTAGCTCTAAAGGCGTTCATAGCAACTCTCTCCACCATCTCAGGATTATATCCCTTAGCAGAAAGAGCGTCATATATCTCTGTGTATTCCCCTACATTCTGTTTAATCTGGTCTGCCTTCGCTTCTGTTAATTGCCCTTGTGCCACTGCATTCTTTAAACCCCCTTCTATGATTCCAGGATTCTGTGCTGCGGCAGCCCAGGCGCTACGTTCAAGACTGGAAGGCTTATTGCGTGCTACCAGATGCGGAGAGGACATAAGGCCCGTAACCAGCGTAGTAATAACCGCTGTTTCTAAAGACTCCTGTAAAGAAGGCAATATTGTCTCTTCGCCAAAGCGGGGATCATCTAAGACATACTTATCAAAAGCATACTTCGCGGTCTTGTCTCCCATGTTCTGAGCGAACTCCTGCATATTCTCTTTTAATACCTCATCTCCGCTGCGGACAATGAACTTTTTTATCGCATCCTTTGCACTTGCTCCATTTTTAATGTAATTGAATATCTCCTTTTTAGTAAGCGCCTGCGGCAGCTCTTTTGTAATGACCTTATTAGGAGACACTAATTCAAGCGCTGAATTAAGACCGGCGCTCACTGTAGCAAACTTGTCAGCGTCCGCATCACTCAGCCCGTTTTGTTTCGCCGTTTTTCTGTAGTCTTCGTACTGGCTTACAAAGGAAGTAGCCATAAGCGCAGCGTTTCCCCCTCCTAATAATGACGAACCACCCATAAGGGCCGCCATATTAGTCAGGCCCTCCATGGTTCTTGGAAGGATGTTGTTCATGCCTAGTTTTCCCTGTTGCTTAGAAGGCTCCATATTCAGGGCTGCTGTGGGATTACCTTCCCGCGCCAATCTATCGAAGTCAAAATAATCGATTATCTTATCGGCTACCTTGTCAGCACCCACGGCCCTGGCACCAAAGGCCGCTGTATTCTTGCCTACATTAAGCGCTTCTTTATAGACAGGGCGAACAAAATCATAATAGAACTTACCCTGTGGAGTTTTATACATCTCATCAGCTACCTGCTGATTAGCAAGTCTGTTCTTATCTTCCTCATCAACTTTTTCTAAGACCTGTTTAATATTATTGCGATACTGAACATTAGGATCGTTCAGGTTTTTATCTATTAAAGTACGTGTTTGCTCTCCATTCAGCTGCCCGGCCATGTTTATAGGAACAACGGACTGATCTTGCAATAAATACTTTTCTGCGTTCCGGGAAGCCTGCTCTGATTGTGCTTGTTTTACAAGTTCAGTTGCTTGGATATCCGGCTCAAAAGCTTTGATATCCTGGAAGTAACCAGGACGTTGTTGCTCAGGAATAGAAAGATCTTTGCCCGTTTGTAAAACTGCCTGTACGGGGTTTTCTTCAGGAAGACCCGTAGGAATATCCCTAGTAGTTGGTTGTGTCCCTGATGGCGCTAATACCCTCTCTCGAAATCCTGTAATATCAGAAGAGAATGCATCTCTCTTCAAAGACCCCATTGGTCCATAAGCTTTTGAAAGCGCACCGTATATTTTATCGGCGTACTTGGAATCAGTATTTATTCTGTCATAGAAATCATTAAAAGATCCCCGGAAAACACCTTTTGTTACTGCCCCCTTTTCACCATAGGCAGTATTCATAAAATCATAAACCTTCTGTATGTATTTTTTATCGGGCATTATTGTTCTTCTTCATTTGTTGGATCAAGCTCATAACCATCCTCTTCAAAGGTTGGGACAACAGCTTCCTGCTGTTTGAAGGCTTTATCTGGAAGTCCTTTAAGGGATGTCCCAGCTGCATAAGATTTTAACTTATTCAACCTGCTTTGTATATATTGATCTCGTGACGAAACTGCTAAGTACTCAAATTCGTCCAATCCATTTTTATTCTTTATTCTTTTCCCCTCTTTATCCGTTTTGGGTACAGCAACGACTAACACACCCGCCTTAAAATCTGCTGGCTTCAAGTTTTTAGTTTTACCATCTAATCCCCGTTCCCTAAGCTCACGCATAAATGTTTTCATGGCACCTTGGGTGGTTTGTCCTTCTTTCAGAAAAACCTTTTCCACGCCTGGGGTAGAAGTATCTAATCTGGAAGCCAATCTTCTTACGTTTTCAGTATCACCGTTCTGCATAGCATTGGCTATATCATTCTCCCAGATATAACTATCCTTAGCATCCTTACGGGCAGCAGTACGTTCTGCTCGAAGATCAGCACGATCAAGGCGCTGGTTCTGCATACGCTGCTGGAATGCTTCCCTTCGGCTTATATCAGATCCTGTTAAATCACTAATCACATTTTTATTCACGCGGCCATACAATCCACTAGCAATGGCCAAATCCCTGGCATCCTTTATCACAAAATCAGGATCATAATTCTTCTGCGCATAATCCTCCAGTTTGGAGATACGATCTTCAGAAGTATTGTTGAACTCATTATCGAAGAAACTCTTAGCATTTAATTGATCAGAGTCATAGAGAAGCCCCATATGATTTGCCACAAGTCCCGGATTAACTTGCTTTGTCCTTATCTTTCTTGTTTCTCCACTAGGTAACTTTATTTCCTCCTGGTTCTCCTCTGGCTTTAATTGATTGAGTGGTTGAAACAGCTTATTAAGATCCGTCTTAGGCGCTTTGAGCAACACGTCCGTAGGATCAAAGCTTTTCATCTTTTCATATTCAGGTGAACCAATTGGAGCATCGTAATCCGCTAATGATTGCCTAAACTTATCAGTGTCAACCCTATCTACATTCTTGCCATAGAAGTCAATAAGAGCTTTCTTATTCTCCTTGGCAGCTTTTGACTCGGCAATGAGACCCATTAGCTTTGCCTTAGAATTCTGGTACTCTTGCCATACTTGTGGATTCTTATTAGGATTGCGGATGGCATCCTTGTATTGTATAGATAAATTCTTTAAGTATTGGTATTGTTTTAAAAAAGGTTCTACGTCCGGTTGACGGATACCGTCCGGAGATAACTTTGCTATATCATCGCTGACTTGTTTGTCCAATGCCTGCCTCTCTAACTTTTTCTGTTGCTGTTGCTTCAAGAAAAAGTTAGTGTATGCCTGCGGATTTAAAACAACTGCTTCCGGATTACCGTAATTCCCCTTCGCCATTTATGCAGTATTTGATTGTTTTTTACTTTTATTCTTAGCCACTTTGTTCATAATATCCATCAGGCTATCATCATTAAAAGATTCTTTTAAACGTTTAAATATAAAAGATCTCCTTAGTACAGGATCTTTCTTTGCTTTCTCCAGTATCTCAGGAGTGATATTTTGTGTTCCGGCATCATAGATATTACGTTGTTTCAATAGGAAACGGAAAGCATCGATATCGCTTTTGTTTTCGGCAGGAGCTACGTCATGCATAACGCTATTACTTAATCTTGATGCAGCATCCGGATTAGAAGAGGACTCCAATACACTTTCTTTTAATTCTGGTATTAACGCCTTGTTACGTTGAATAATAAATCGCCGCTCTGGTGTATTTAAAAAAGCTGCTTTGTTCTTCTCGTTTACGTTTAAACTATGACCCGCTTCATGCACCAAAGCCTCTTCTCTCGTAGACCCTAATCCCTTTATTTCATTGGGATTTATTTTTATTTGATTCAAGTTATCATCATATCCCGAATCTCCTTTGGTATCATCTTTTATCGTGAGACCGCTTATTATTTTTGCGCGTTGATTTTTAATATAATCAGGGTACTTATAAAAATTAGAAAGGCGTTCCTTATACTTGGGCGATCCAACATAGGAACTCATCCAGTCTTTTATTGACTGATCCTGAGCAGCGGTTTTCTTGATTTTTTCGTTATCTGGCATTTTTTAAAAAGCTTTTGAATACTTGCCCAATCCCCCCTTATAGCCACCCTTTCCATATAAAGAACTATCCAATGGTTTGAAGCCGCCAAATCCTTTTGAGTTGCCAAACAATCCTCCTCCTGAAGAGTTATTATCTCCACTACCCATTAATGAAGCAGCTGATCCGGCAGCATTAAAGGCGTTCTGCATGGCAGCGCCAGTTAAAGCTTCACCACTGTACCTCTCCTGAGCGGCACGATCTCCCTGTATCGCCGCCGCTCTATTACCCTGTCCCAATGCATTGTACTGATTCTGTAAACGCATTTTTGCATCTTGAGAGGCTAAGCCTTGCAAAGCATCATTTGTCGCCTGCTGTACGTTTGTTGCCCCTGCTAATGCCATACGTCTATCACGGAGCGCAGAAAGTGAGACCGCCTGATTACGGTAGATCTGTTGTAATGCCTGTTGATATTCTTCTGTAGGAAGTCCCGATAAAGCAATACGCCGCGACTCTGCAAGATTTGAAGCGTCCATTTGGTCTGCCTTCTCTTGCATCTTACGGGCCTCCTTCTTCTGTTTCGCCCCTTTGATCCCTTGATATATGGCACTTCCGGCCGTAATTATTAATGGAATAAGAGCAGGTAAGAACATAAGCCTTCCTTCATATTCTTTCTTATTTAAAGAATAATGCACAGAAAGTATTATGATAAATACTAAATAAATGAAAAAGAGTATCATGTCTTTACTGGTTATCGAGTTGACTACTTATATATCGTACCGCTGCGGATCGCAAAGAAACTAATTCTTGCGTATTGGCAGACCGTATTTGTATTCTGATATAACTCCCCTTCAGCACATCACCATTTATAATTCCACCGGGACTATTAATGTCTCGCTGAAACACAGCATGAAAATGGCCTTCCAGCTGCTGAAAATCTGAAGTTATTAAATTAGATTCCTGAAGGGTAATGTTATCCGGCTCCGTTAATGATGTTATTATTGACGGGCATTCAAGAGCTATGTTCGAGATAATATCAATAGCCTCAAAAGTCTTCTTCAGTGTAAACTTATCATTGAACACAAGCTCTATATACCAATCATAGTTAATACCATAAAAAGTACTTCTATTCTCTTTGTCGTTATGAATATATGGTATACCTTGCTTAAAGGTTATAAGGTCATTCTTCAATGATATCATCCACTCCGGATCATAAGAATAGAATGAAACAAATCTATTACGCACCTCATCCCATGCGAGTGTTTTTGCCGGACTAACAACTGTTCTTATAATTCCTGGAGGGTCTACGACCAATTCATAGGAAGCAATCTCTTCATAAGCGGATACGTACTCATTGTTTTTTGTATCAAATACACCATATATCTGAGCACGTCCCGGAATGTCACTTGCGTTGACCGGATATTCCCCCAAATAAACTGTATTCTTATATTTTAAATCTTCTATAATCGCAAACCTGTTCATTCTGGTCGTAATAGATATAGGAGTCAACCCATCCCTGGACAGTCTTAATATCGCCCCCCGATTAGTATCATGAAAGTAATCAGCAAAATTTTTAGTTGCCAAAGAACACGGTGCGTTGCCTATTCCAAAATCGCCTTCATAATATTGTATGTTATTAAGTAACTGTTCGCTTTGTGAAACGATCTGGTTTCCGGTTGTGGTTTGAAGCACATTTTGTGAGATAGGTATCCATCCACACTTCATCTCCTGAAAGATTCTAAGTTGGCGGTCTCTAACTGTCATCCTTTTAATAGTGCCAAATGATCTATCACAATTATCTACAAAACTTCCAGCCGGGAAATTATTAGTTTCATTTATAAAAGTGTCTTGTATATATGCTCCACCAAACCTGATAAATGATGGTAATCGCTGTTCTTTTTGATTATCATCAACGATGTAACCTCTTCCATTCCCATTAACAGCACTCGGATACTTGTCAGAAAAATTAGGATCTTCAATAGGAATATTTATAAGATTCCAATGATCTGCTGAATCGGGACTTTTATATTCCATCTTATCACGCTCTCTAACATACACGTCTCCTTTGTCAAAAGCAAACGTAGCAGGAGTGTTGGAAGGACGTGATTGATTTTGAATCATTCCACCATGACGCATGTTATTGACATCGCCTGGACTTAATATAGGATATTCTCTGTCAAACTCATAAAAGAATTCTGAAGTATTGCCCGTCTTGAGCGTATTGTATATCTCAAGTAAAAAAAGAGCCGGACCATAGTCATCAACAGTGCTATTACGCTTTACCACTAAATATGTGCCTATATAGTCGGTATTTACTATTGTTGGATCTGTTACGAGATTCTGTATGGGCAGGTCTACATTTACTATGAAGCCAGGAAAGGTATCCGGAGGCACCTTTGTATCCATCTTGCGTACTATCCGACAACGATCCCCTGGCGTGAACGTACTGTATGATATAACATTTTGTCCGTTAAGCGCTACAGAATTGACGAATGGATTTATTTCAAAATACATATTCTCTAAATCATCCGTCTTGATGAGGTGCATGATATAGTAAAAGAAGCGCGTATAGGTTAAGCACGGCGTTCTAACCCATTTAAAGGTTCTGGCCCAAATAGGGGGTATATGATATATAGCAGCATTTAACGTTGCCGCGTAAATACTGTAATTATCTGTGGCATTATCATCATCATAGGCAGGGATGGTTACTTCAAAATCATTGTTATCTCCTTGGCCAGTTGTATATGTATGCACCCCATCAGTCCGTTTAAACTCATCAAAGTAAACGAGTCCCAATCGATACTTCCCATTTAGTTTCCAAAATAAAAAGTCATTGCCAAAGTCTTGGACTAACAAATTCATCAGGACATCAATCGTAACAGTTAGCGGACCAGTGAACTGTAAGCCCTCTGTAACGTCCCCATAAACAAGCGTATTCCCATTTACAAGCGCTTGGCTTCCTGCTTTCGTTGGAACAAAATCCCATACCTGATTCACCTTCTCGGGGGGCTGTAAAACGCCTATTGTGTCATTATAGAAAGGAAGTGCGTAGACAACATTGTCATCTATATCTTGAGCCACCTTGTCCATAGTTTCAAACAGATAAGCATCTCCCCATACAGAACCGATATTTTGTCTGAATGCCACCTCTATCTTTTTGACTTGTGGGCCTCCTGTGAAAACAGCTACAAATATTTCATTATTAACCGCCGGATCACTATCACGGTCCGGAGCAAATGGACGGGGGGGAATATCGAAATCAGCCCAACCGCTCCAAGTAGATTTCTCAAAATCATCATAAACGTACCGTATCTGAAACTGAAATAATCTTCCACGTAAATTATTTACTGTACGATTAAAATCACTGGCGTATCCCCCAAGTATTGAAGGGGAAGGAGGAGGTGCTTTGGCTACAAGCGTATAAGCCATGACAATAGGAGAGGGATATCCATCCGGAGAACCAAAGGCCTTGGCTCTCTTTATGTTTATCTTTCTGGGGCGAGTATTCCCTTCAGTCCAAAACATAAGATCCCCTTCCTCATCCGTTCGATGAATAACATCAATACTTGGTATCTTGATCCAGGGTTCAAACTGTGTTACATCTGCTGCATTCGTCCAAACAAGATTTCTAAAAACAGGCGTAATTATACCCGTTTCAGGATTGATCTCAACAATCTCATCACTTTGAAATGAGTTAGAGATAAAAGCATAGATCACATTTCTAAACTCATCGGCAAACGCACCAATGCATTTATTATCTCCATCAGGATAATTGTAATTGCCTATTCTTACATTTCCTTCGATATTAGAGTCAGCGCCCTCCTGTCGCTCATCAGAGGCAGCCATACGACTATTTAAAGCATCTATCCAATCCCCATTTGGCAGCAAATGCAGTTCAGTATCATAATTGAGACCGCCTCCTGTAAATATTTTTACCTCATTCATTAATTTTTAGGAACTAACCTTATTGCGTCTTGACAAACATTAATTGCATCTTGTATCCTGAAGGGCTTCATCCTATTCCTGGAAAGCTCTTTTTGTGCATAGTATTCTCGCCTCCTAGCAGTCTTATCGTATATGCTAACCTTCCTGGAGGCTGCCAATTGAATATTATCCTTCCAGGAAAGCCAAGCAATCATGGCTTCATATACTTGTACCGGCACCTTTATACCATCCTCTTCAGAAGGAGCTGCCAAGTATTCTATGATAATGTAGTCTGTCGGGAAGCTGTTATCAAGAATGAGTATCCCACACTGATCATCAATCCTAAAATCGCCCACCTTTAAGGCTTCATTACCAGATATCCCAAAAAGATTAATCTGACCATAGCCATAAGCATAATCAAAATAATTAAGGTAGAAAAGATCAGAGATCCGGTTCAGATCAATACCCACTGAATCTGTATTCTTACTCAACCTGTTAACATCCGTAGCGCCATACAAGGTCAAGGTGCTGTTATATTTTAACGTACACACTTCCCCCATTGCGTTTAATACGCCAACCTTCCTCCAATCGATATAGTCTACAGGTAGCTGAACAGTTTTATTTCCATCTACGCACAGTCTGCGACTTTTTATATTAGGGATTATATCTAAAGATAAATCCGTGACGCCCCTAACGGCTATACGCCACAAGCGCCTGAACACCGATGAGTTCTGTTTTGCCTCATCCATGTAATCATAAATGATGTCTTTTAGTTCTTTATGTCTTGCTGTCTCGCCCATTTCATTTTACTTGAGGAGTTTCTACACCATCGCTTGAAATATCAATAGGCCTTTGAACTTCTACTCCCAATACCTTTGTCATATATTCCACTACAAGTGGGAGATATCCATCAGGAAGCGTAACAGGAGTTGTCCAATCCGTTGCTTGTGAGCTGATCATTCTTATATTTGCCTTGTACTGCGTAATGTCCTTACAGGCATGTAGAGATACTGTCAATCCAGTAATCCAATAAAAAACCTCACTGCACGATCCCGATGTATTATAAAGGAATTCAACCTCTCGCGGGGAAATGGCATGTGCAAACATCTTTGCTCCACTGCCTGTTATTAACATAAAAGTAGAAATGTCCCACCCTGCACCTAATCCTACTGGTTGTTGCGGCAGCGTTGCTGTATATAGTCCTGTTGTATTGTCCTTAGTAATTGTGATGCTCTTAAAGTCAGCATAAAAAGCATCGGCTACATTCTCGATACCATTTAGCTCAATCTCTTCTTTATAGTTTGTCTTTGCTGCGTAACCTATGGCTGCATTGAGATGTTGATTAATAAGGGCAAGCGTCAATTCAGTATCATCAGAGGCCATTCCCCCTAACAATAATCTCTGAACGGTTTCTAAAACCTGTAACCTGCTAGTCGGCATATATTAAATCAGTTTTATTTTTACGATGCCCATATAGATATATCCTGTCATTGACCATCATTTTTTACGCTACCATAATATTGAACTAGCTGACTTGCCTGAATACTTATACCAAACATAAAAAGGATACGAATAATCAACTCTGTAATCTCCGTGTCTTGCCATAATGGTTGTATACTACTCCCTATATCATATACAGGTCTGCCACTGACTACTGTATACGCCCATAGCGCATTCGGAGGAGTACGTAAATAATCTACATTGATAGTACCAATCGTGATGGGATAGATCTGGTAGTTATTATTGTATTCCGTGTAAAAGGGAGTCTCCTCCGGGAGATCAATTGTAGAGGAGGCATGAGAAAAAACCCGGTCGTGCTCCACGCGCCATACACGCTGCGTATTATCAGCGCTTCTTATTGCAAGAAGATTTGACAGGTCTCCCGGTTTTGGATATACTCCTGTACCAGGAACAACAACAGATGTATCTTTTACGATAAATGGAGCAAGTTTCTGGATGACTTGTTGGGCATTCCCCATTGGCAAACGAATGCGCCGTCTATTTGCGTCCCATCCCTGAAGCGCCTCTATGAGTTGATGAAAATATTGATCCTGGGATAGATTAAAGGCATTGTTAAACTCCTCCGGCGTGATGTATCCGGATTGGGATTTATTGGCAATGAACCGAACCAAGGAATATATTTCATTTATATCCATTACACAAATATAATTTTTTTGGTTGATAGAAATTATACAATTCTGTATAAGAATGACAATATTTTATATTACATTTGAGAAAACCTTGGGCTATGATCAACTATGGCAAAGGGATCGCAAAGACCAATAAGTCCCTCAAAGAGATGAACAAGAAAGGGCGCGCCCTTATGGGATCGCGTGAAATGCCTGTGGAGAAAGCAGCTCCTCCCAAACCAATAACCGTTAAAAAGAAAGGGAAATGAAAAACCATCCTGGCTTTGGTGCCGTACAAAAAAAGATCCAAAAAGAAGGTTATTCTAAAGCAGCAGCGGGTGCCATTCTGGCTAAGAAAACCCGTGAGGCATCTCCTGCCGCAAAGGCCGCCAATCCTGCATTAAAAAAAGTAAGCGGTAAAGGTAAAGGATAAACAAATGCAAGTACCTAATAATCACATTAACCAAAAGCGACTTTTGGTTGCGGTATGGCCTGCCCAAAAAACAAGCCATAGAATTAAGATGCTAGATGGCTCTCACCTGGATATCTACATGGGAGAAAAGGATTGGAAAGAAAATGGATGGGATGGCAATCCTACTGTAGGGCGTGCTGTTACATCCTGCGATGAGATAGAAATGGGAGATTATGTCCTTACGCAGCACAATGCCTTTGAAAACGAGCGGAAAGAGGTCTTTGGGATGGGATCACTGTTAGATGAGGGCGAAAGGTTGTTTGCTATTGAAAAGCCCTTATGTTGGCTTGGAGTGAAGCCTACCGGAGAGATTTACTGCATCGATAAGAGCGTCATTTGCAGGCGTATCTACAAACCCATCCCTATTACTCCTTCAGGAGTGATAGGCGGTATTACAAAAGAAAAATGGGATAACCTTGTATATGTAGAACAGGTGCCTGATCAGGTCGATGAGATAAAGAAAGGGGATGTTATTGCGATAGCCAAACATGCAGACGTAGAACTGAAGTATGTTTGGGAGAATGTTCACCAGTCTATTATAAGAGTAAACTTTGATCGGGATTTCTTGGGAGCTACGGTGGAAGGATTAGAATATGAATTTTGATTTTTATTTTAAATAAAACACTAAATTTACACTGTACTTTAATGTCCGGCGATTTTACATGGATGTTAAAGGTGTGGTGTGAAACGCCCCTTTCCTTTATAGGAGGGGGTTTTTTATTGCCCTCCGTAAATAAAAACCCCGGATAAAAATCCGGGGTAATAGACCTAATCTACTTACATATTTCAGATACGGAAACTATGCTTTTTCTAAACGTGACCTGAGCGCGTACCCTTCCTTGGTCAGCATCAATTCGGCCAGATAGTCGGCCACATTGTCCTGCCTGGAATGAGGAACTTGACAAATCATAGACTTTGTATCAGCCCAGAGCGCCTGACCTTCCAGGTAGATAACCACGTTCTGCTCAAATCCCTTCTTCACAAGACCATACATTTTCACCTTGGGGTTCTCATAGGTACGAAGGAAAAGATCTGGCTGTGCCTCCGCTTTATTTACATAGTCTGTACGCAATGCATCCTCAGACTTAGGGAAGCCCTTATCGTTGATCATACGTATACCCAGGTATTCAGCGTGCGGGATAAGATCTTCCATCCTCGTTCCCCAGGCTTTGTCAGCAGCATCTTTAACCTTTTTCTTCAAATCGAATATTAAAGCCTCTTCAGCTTCGGTGTCCACCAGCTTATAGCGTGGCTTACGATTTACAGTTGGCTGTTTACAACCAACAAAATCCGAACGAAGCATGAGAAAACGTACAGTAAGCGCTTCTGTAGCCGGTATGTGTATCTGGCCGTTGTTAAAGCTCAATGTAGGCTTATTACGGGCAATATATTTTGGATCGATGTCCTTTTGTTCATCCATCCAAAACGTATTAAGGCCGCGAATAAGTCTCGCAGTCCGCTGGACTCCTGTTTCTTCATCAAACACTACCTGACAGTTATCCAGGCTTAACCCAGGATATCTTATTGTACCGTTCTGAGGATCTTTGGGGAATGGTCCCACCATCTCAAACGTATAAGTTGCACGATCCTTTTGTCTATTTTTCTTAGGAGGCTCTAAAACATCCACCTCTTGAATTTGTCCATCTGCTCCTAATTGAGCATCCAGATCCTGAATGGTCTTAGGAGGTCTGCCCGGTCCGGCCATAAACTATTATTTAAGTAAAAAATATATTATGGAGCTTGCGGTGCAAAAGTTACCTCATAAGCTCCTTGTGCCAATGTGACTGTAATTATTGAACGGCCGCTGGCGGTTGTGGAAATATCTGTTTGATCTCCCAGGATCACCAGTTGCGTGCCCAATGGGGGAAGTACCCCAACTGTACGACCGCCAGTTGCATCTTGCTGAATATATACAATCGCGGTAGCTCCTTCCGTCATTCCGCTAAAAGTGAACACAACATTACCCGTCAAGGTAATCTTAGCCCTGCGCGAAAAGGTGATATCAAAATTTACAATGCCTGTCCCAGTAAGTATCCTTATTCTTGGCTCTGCCATGATGTAAGATTTAACGAATCAACTCCAGCTATTATCTCCATGCAGCGTTGTTACGTTAGTTGCTGACCCACTTCCCAATTGAGCAGTCGGCACATGAGTCGTTGCATCCAAAGTGGCAACACCATTCGCAGCGCCCTTTTGCGTGGTAGGAATCGCATCTGTGATACCATATCCCACCAGTGTGGTAGGCTTACCCGTAACATTAGCAAATGGAACAGAAGATGCGCTGCCGCCAGCGCCGCCATATTCGACAAACAAAATGTTGTTAATATTAATCAACATTACTTTTGTGGTTGTACCAGCTGCACCATTAAATGTATTCGTACCTACAGTCACGTTTGCGCCTCCTGAAAAAGCGGTCAGCGTTAGCGTTCTGCTACCAGTGCCATCTTGGGTAAACCAAAGAGTCACTTGTTTGCCAATATTCATACCTGTCAGAGTGAGCGTCATGTTACCTGTAAGTGTAGCAAATCCTTTCGATGCAAAATCCGCATCGAATGTTACAGCGCCACTTCCAGGTAATATCCTTAAACGTTGTTCTGCCATGACTATAAATTTTTACCTTGTCCTACAATGAGCATAGCGTACTAATGAGTACGCTATGCTATTATGATTATTATGCTTCGAGAATAAGGAACTGATTTGCACCGAATACGCGAAGGCCGCAGTATTGCAACCAATTGATACACACTTCAGCGATGTTTGTGTTCGGAATTTTTGCATATCCGCCAGTCTCCCAAACCTTTATTTCGCTATTCCCTTCCACTGCATTGTAAATCAACTGCGCAGCCGGTATAGTTTGTTTACGAACCGGGTCAGTGAAGTTCTTCTGCGGTACGAAAAGACCAAAGTTGCGGAACTCAGGAACCCCTACGGTAGGAGCAGCACCATATACAGCTTCCGGACTAAATATCAGTTCCTTCCGTACGTGGAACACAAACCCATCAATGGCAACACTGGAGAAACCATAGCCGATTGCGATATCAGCAGATCCACCAACACTGTTCCAGATGATCGCACCACCGTTATACTGAGTGAATAGCTCATCATTGAACTCCTGGTTTTGGTATACATCCGGGAGCCAGTGATATTCCTGAGCACCACCGTAGAAATCCAGGGTGCGTGTTACTTCATGGATCTTGGGGATATCCAAGGAACCGGCAGTATAAGTAAGGGTCTGTCCACCTGTCCGCACGCGAGGAATAAGTCCCTGTGTACCCACAGAACCGCCCAAAGCACCAAGGTTGTCAGCAGTGTCGCCCATGAACAACTTGAATGCTTTGTTATTCAGGAACTTCCTCTGAGACTCATCCATACCCTTATACTTATAATAAGGCTGCCCGTCATAATTGAACATCAGTTCCTCAATCATGGAGCGGTCAGTTTCACGCCATACCTCCCGGATCTCCGTGGTGGTATTTGATATCTTGTTGGTCAGGTTGATGATCGGATCAGGAGCATCTGAACGTTCTCCAGCTTCAGTAACGCCTTTGAATTCCAACATCTCACCTGCTAACAGGTTGGCAGAACCGGCAGAAACAAAAGCGGCAGTTGTTTTCTCTGGGCGTATAACGGCAGAGTGGGCGTTAGGAGTGGTTTTATTCACACTCACGACCTTACCCTCTATACCGCTAGAAGAAATCCTAACGACTTCGTTCACGCGCCATGGTGATTGTGTACCACTGTTAAAGTGATCCCCGGCAATTGCTACTACGGTAACGTCAGCGCCAGCAGCAGGAGCTACTACAGCTGTCTGAACAGTTACTTTTTGGTGGAGCTTACCGCGTGATTCAAAATGGAAGAAGTCACGGCCAGGAACAAACTCTTTCTTACCCAGGAGGTCAAGAATTGTTATCCAGCTTTGCTGACCATATATTTCTACAAAATCCTTGTAACAATGCGGAGCCAGCATTTGTATGTCCGTCAAAAGGAGCGCCCGGTTGGCTACGGGCAGCGATATACCGGATGGCATTAGAGGAGCGGCCATGATATTAATGGTTAATTTGAGTTAAAAATAAATTATCTCGCTAAAAGAAAATTGCGGCTGAACTCTTTATATTCAGCCTCCTTGGACGGTTCGAAATTACCTTTGCTGGTCGAATCAAGGTCAACGTTCTTGGCTTCCTTGATCTTCTCAAGTTTCCCCTTTGATACGGCTTGCTTGATAATACTGTTAATGATCTTTTCTTTATTCTGCAACAAATAGACATCCTCCATTAGTTGCTTGGTATCATAGCCGTCCTCCTTGACATAGCGAGATAACAAAAGATCAATAACATTTTTTTCAGCCAAATCCTTCTTTAACTGCACTCTTTCACTTTCTTCAATTTCAAATTTCCCATCAAAGCTGACTCCCCCGTCATTTACTTTTAATGGTATTTCTTTGAACTCGTTAAAGGTCTGGTTGAGACTATTGAGGTATCTTTCCCGTTCCCGATTGGCTTCTTCGACCCTTTGGTTGATTTCAGCCTCATCGACTTCTTGTTCCTGCTTAGGATGTATGTCCGGTAATAAAATGTCTTTTTTAAGGCCACCTAAATAATCACGCGCATCTACCGCGTCTTGTTTTAACTTACGAAGTAAGGCTTTGTGTTCTTTTTCATAAGCCTTCAGCTCTTTCTGATAAGTCTTTTCTGCCTTTGCCTGTGCATCCTCATCTAAATAATCATCTGGATTAGGAGCCTCGGGTCTTTCGATTTGATATATAACAGAAAACTCATCGTCAATATCACTACCCTTCAATCCTGCTTGCTTATATTCCATGGAAAGCTTGACCGCTTCTTCGTCTGACATCTCCTTCAGAGAAGAAAGACGCTTCTGCTCATTGTATACTTGCAATACATCATCCACCTTTCCTTCACGCAGGTAATCAAAGATCTTTTTGGATTCTTCATTTGAAAAGGTAATATCCTGTTTCTCTTCAGCAAGCTTTGCGGAAACGTCATCCCAGGTCTTAAATTTTCCACCTGTTTTTTCTGTCAATACCTGCTCCCAGTTGATATCAGAACTTGGTGCTATCGGAGCGGCAGGCTCAGTAACTATAGACTCCGGCTTCTGTTCAGTGGTTTCAGGGGGCGCTATTGGAGTGTCTATCTTTACTTCAGCTGTTTCAGTCGTCTCTGTCTCTACAGGAGGCGCTATAACACTTCCATTTTGATCAAAACTCGTTCCTGGTGCAGGATTGAATAAATTCACAGAATTTAGTTTATGTTATAAATAAGTTTATAAAATAGACTTACTAAACAAAAGTATAATCATTTTTTATTATAGTGAAAAATTAATTTTACTCTTGCATATAATGCGCCATCATTGGTCTATCGAGTAATTCCTTTACAGAATCAGAACGGTTCATGGAATTATCGAAGGCTATGTGAATTACAAGCAGACCTCCATTATGGTCCGATTCTAAAGGAACACACTTACAATCCTTTCCTCTTGTGTGTTTGTCAGTCTCTCCAATAGGTACTACATGAATTGTCGCCATATTATGCCATTTGTGGTGCTTGTCCTGGTTGCATTTGTTGCTGCTGCTGCTGCTGTTCATCCGCTTCCATCACAGAATCAGCCATTTCCTGTTGCTGCGTTTCCTGTTCAGCCATTGAATCATAGAAACCATCAACAATAGCTTGCATGTCCGCAGGGATCGGCGTCCCTGTTTCAAAAGATACTAACTGTAACTGCTGAACGAACTTTTGTAGTTCCAATTTTGAACTAGCATCCGCATTCATCTGAGCAATAACAGCCTTACCCCTATAGTCAGTTTGAAGCTCCTGCTGTTTACCCTGGGTAGTTGCCTGGGCTGAAGCAATTTGAGCGTCTGAGGTCGCTTTGATGTTGGCCTGATTCTCCTGAATCTTCATTTGCTGGTTACGCTTCTGAGCACGAGACAAATAAAGCTCCTTCAGTTTAACGTTCTTGATGTTATTGATCTTGAAGGCATCCTGGAACTCAATGATCCCAGCAGAAAGTGCCGTTTCTACCTTCTGATCGATCTTAGCACGTTCCATCTCATCAGGCAACATTTCAATGTTTACATCAAAATATTTATCCTCTAGCTCTTCATCACCGATAAAATGCCTGTATTCCTTACCGCCGAACATAACATTGTCCCAGAGCAACATGGCCACCTTTCTACAGGTGTTCTGCATAAGAGAAAGATAACCTTCATATATATATGCTGTTGCCCGGTTAGAAGAGGCCATTTGATTTTCCATTACACCAAGTCCGAGCTTTGGATTGACAGACTGCCCCTCCACATATTCGTTAGTGCCAAGGTCTTGACGCAAACGTTCCAGGTAGAAGTTGTATATATTAATACAGTTCTGGATTTGGGCAACTGAGCCAGCATTCGGCAGTTCCTGGATAGGGACTATTTGACGGGTCTCTCCGTCCTCTTTTATACTTCTATAGTAAACATTACCTGTTTGATCATAAACAGCCTGCATCTCCAGGGGAGTTACGGTATGGCCTAAGCCAAGGTCTATATCCTGTAGTCCATTTATATCCACCAGGATACCAGCGGGACGCATTTTGGCGATGAGCTGCTGAATCTTCAAGTGGGAGAGCGTCATTTGGTTTATAGAGGACTTCATTCTTTCCGGAAGCGTGACATTATCCATGTTCCGGTTTTTAGGCATATAGAAGCTGTAGGAGAAATAGACATCACTCAGGTTGCTCTGAGGACGGATCATGTTCTTGGCCAGCCCCCAGCAAAAAAGTTTATCCAGTTTGCGCACATAATATCCCCTGTATACATTATATACCTGCTTGGAGACTATTTCTTTACTTTCGCCTAAATTTTGTGGAATTTTATTCCTTTTATCAACGGCAATAAGGTTACCGTATTTATTAGTTTTTGTAGTATAAATATCATTATCCACGGTCTTAAACTCAAAATCCATTACCTCAATTTCCCAATCATCATAAGGCCGGTAATAAGAAAAGGACCAATCATAGTTCCAACTAAGAGCGGTATAGTCAGGGAACTGACTCGCGGCTGTCATTACATCTTCAAACAATTTTTTCTCAGCTTCTTCAGGTCCATATTTCCTTATATAGTCCTCTGCAAATCTAGCACGGTATTCTGTGACCTTCATTTTATACAACTCTCCACACCATGCTATATCCCTGAGATCATTAAATTTACTCCAAGAGTAAAAAGTATTTTCTGGTTCACAGACTCTTATCTTTATTTTACCATTAACATCAACATAGGTACGTGTGGCCGCGAAGGGAGTTTCCTCCATATCTTCGATGATCTTACGTTTACAAACGGGTAACCAATCATTATCAATTAAAACATACGACACTGCCTTCTCAAACTTTATTTCCTCTGGAAGCTGATATTCATATCCAAAGTAAAATTCAAGGTCGTCCTTATCTTCTGGAGTATACGCGGTAGGATCTTCTACAGGAACACCCGCTTCCTGCTGGATAGCATTAATTAGATCCTTGTTCCCCATCCTGAATTCAGCTTCCTCTTTTTCACGCGCCTGTTTGCGCATGGATAGCGGATCAATTGCAGATACTTTGACCTCTTCGCTGCGCTCCATAAAACGCTGCGTCATGATATCCATAAATTTGGGGGCTATACAGGGAGGACTAAGGTCCAGGTTAACAAAGGCTTTTTTTCCATCGATGTTCATTAAGTCAAGAAACTGGGTCATGCTTTGATGCCCCGCTGCGATATCACGGCTAATCTTGATCTTACCATTGCGGCGCGTATAATACCCGTTATATCCCCTATCAACTGTAGAACTGATCGCCTGGGCCAGCTTAATCCCAAAACGGGGGTCTTCCTTGTCCCTGTTCGTACCTTTATGGAACTCAATAAGCCTGTTATCAATCATCTCCTAATATTTGTTGTAACAAATTTAGTTAAAACAAATATACCAATTTTATAGATTAATTAGTGCGAGGGTTCGCATTCAATAAATTATATATATTTATGATTGGGACTTCCCTCTTTTCATCTGCCACTTTGGCCTTGGTATCCCCCATCATATCAATAAGCATAATAAGAAAGGATACAACGGTATCATATATCTGCCTGTCATCGTGCTCATAAAGGAGCGCTTCCCTCAAAAAGGCAATAAAGAATACTTTATGACAATGATGTTCAATAAAGGCAATCCCTAGCTCCAGCTGCTTAGAAAGTGCAAATGGATCTCTTGAGCTGGTCCCAGGAACACGCCGTCCTGGTTTTAAAGGATCAATAGCGCAAGTAGGCGTCCAGCGAATATAATTAAGATGCCCTTTACTTTTGATATAAGTATAGTAGTCATCTCCAGCATCTGTTTCAAAATGCATTCGCGTCCCCCAAAAAATACCAGCAAACAGCATTTGATCATACATTTGTGCCTTTAATGCAGGACGGTCATAGTACCATGCTACAGGCATACCAGTATTTTCCGGATCATTAGAATCAAAGCGCTCTCCTATCCAGGCGGAAGTTTTTGAAAGGCTCCTTTGAGTTTTTGTAAAATTATGCCGATGGGGGTCAATGCCATTGCAATACTTTGCTGTATTTGCGGGACTCCATCCCTTGTCCGTCATAAAGCGCCTATTGCGCTCTTCATTAGTAGGAAATTTATAAACATGCCACGGCCCATCCTCCATATCAAGGAAATCAACAGTTCCATCTTCCTTTTGATAAAACTTTCCTCTCCGTAGGTAGGGAGGATTTTCTATTAAATACTCAATCTGTTCGTTAAGTTTGTTTACTGAAAAGTGGCACTTTGTTTGACTGATCATAAATGCCTCTCTCTCATTGAACGGCATCATACGCACCAACTCAGAAAGCGCTACAGGATCTTTGATCGCTTTACGCTCCTTCATCAAATAGTCTACAGCCCCATCATACTCTACACCATACTGCTCAGAAAACATATTGCGCATTGATGGGGTGGCTTTATCTATAATAGAAAAACCATAAGGATCAATAAAGCCTGCAAAGCCTTCGTAAGCCGGAGTAAAATATCTATATAACCCTGTAGCTGTTATCTTATTTTCAAAATGGTTAGACTCATCCCATATTTCTTTGTAAGCACTACCTCCGTTCTCCGCATCATTCACTGTTGATATCAATAGTGCAAAGCCTACACGCTTTGCACCTTGGGTAAGACACTTACGCACAATGGGCCAATACTGATTAATAGGCACCTCTACACCCCATTTGCCAGACTCATCACACATGAGCAGCGTTACACGGCCAGAGTCATAACTATTAAGCGCCGTAGCTTTATAATCGATCCTGGATTGCAAACCACGATCTTTATTATACAGCTGCCCTTTAGTTTTTATTACATTTCTCTTTTTATTTTTGGGCTTTGCAAATACAAGCTGGCTTTTACTTTCTGAGTCTTCTACGCGGGGTTGCAGGAAAGCAGGGAGCGAATTAAAGGCACGGACCACCATATCTGAGAAAACAGCCTTGGCATCATCTCTTGTCTTAGAAATAATACCACAGTTGCTTTGTGGATTAGTGAGCGCCATCCATAGTAGAAAACATGCAGCTTGAGAGCTGGCACCTTCCCTACGCTTCTTAATGCGGATGATCCCTTTTATATAAGGCTTACTGTAACAATGTTCGAGAAAGTAAAACCATTTGCGGTCTGCATCGCGGTAATCAGGGGCATTACCGTCCTCAAGAGTATAGTACTGTAAGTAAAAATAATGAACGCCTGTAATATAGGTTAACTCTCCACGGTTAAAGAAGAAAAATCCGTGATTTATTCGTTCAAGTTCTGAGACAACAAAATCTTCCTGCTCAAGAGAAAGAATAGCATTCCCTTCCTCATCAAATTCTATTTCATCAAATGATTCGGGAATAGGAGCACGTATCCATTTTTGGTCTCCCAAAACCTCTCTACAATTAGAGACAGTTTCTCTTTTAGGATAGGCGGGAGTATTGTAATCTACTCCATATACATGCACTGTTTGCATAAGCTATGTTTTAACATAGCTTCCATATCATATATCATGTAAGGTTTTTCTTTGTATTCATTCTTTGAAGCCCAACCATTCCTTTAGGAGGAAGAGGTATTTCTTTAAGAATTGGCCTCCAAAGATGTAAGCAATATGGATGATTATTTACCCATTCGCTTTTGGGAGGATGTAATTGCATGACCGCATCTTCATCTTCCCAGAAAAAAGATTTGATATAACACATCTCTTCCCAGGTAGGGCAGCGCATTTGTGGTATAATAGAAACGCTCACATGCTCCCAATCCATTCCAGAGGATGCAATAATAAAGAAATAGAATCCCACTTTTGACCCCTGCCTTGGTAATACAAATGCCCCATTATTCCCCTCATCATCGGTACTATTATAAATAGAGGCGGCTTTTATACGGGGATCGTTAGTCGTTTCTCCAAATTTAATGGCTTGTCCTATACGATATTGATTTGGCACTTTCATTAAACAGGTTTTACTTCTTGAATATGTTTTTTAATATACGCCATCATCCTTAAATATAACTCCTTTCCAAGTGGAGTTAATGCCCAAATTCCCGTATTATCCATCCTAGCGACTGTGTGGATATAATTCTTTCTACGCAAGAATGCTACCTTGCTATATACCAATGTTTCACCTATCAGTTCCATCGCAGCCTTTAACTCAGCAAAAAAGAAAGTGTCATACTCCCCAGCCCATAACAATATAGCAACGTGTTGTGAGGATATATGGGTAGCTATTGTTAGCTTATTAATAAGAATGGCAGTACGCGCAATAGAGTCTACTACATTACTCCTATTAATTTCACCTCTTCTGGTTTGTCTTACATGCTCCTTGACGGCTTGTTTCCCATCAGCCTTCCCTTGTCTATATATCAAATGCCTTACGGCGCTTTTTGTCTTGAATTTACTTACACTTTTTTTCTTATTGCCCAATTCTGTTTTGTATATCTTATACCGAGCCATGAGTTTTCTGTATTCCTTTCTGAGTTCGGCTATTGGCACCTTATCTATTAGCCTTTCTGATAAAACATAATCTTTTACTCGTGGCATACAATTATTTTTTACGTGCCAATCTTTCAATGAGAGGGATCACATCTTTATCGCTCACCTTCATTACCTCTCCATACTCGTTCAGCATAAACTTAAAATCACTTGTCATATCCCTGGCAAGTTTTACCAGTTGTACAAAACGATCAAATACTTTATCTTCCGTTTTTGTAACATCAATATCTATTACCTGGACCTGATCAGCTAATACCCGAAGCTGATTGTTAAGAGCAGCTACAAGATATACAGCGCCGTTATCATTAAAACCATCAACAATCTTCTCTAACCATTCAATATATGCTACGACCTCTGGTTTAAGATCTCTGAGGTCAGGCCGCTTTACTTTTTCCATAAGCTATGTTTTAACATAGCGTCCATATCTGTGTTACTTCTTTTTACTCTTTAGGTCTTTTTTTAAGGGTTCATCCTGGGACTGCTTGAGTTCATTGAGAGCAGCTAAGCTGGAGATCATTGGTCTTTCATCCAGACCGACCCATTCTTTCAGAAAATTTCTCGCTCCCTCCAAAATTATGTCCTTTAAAACTTGTTCATTGGCTGTAAATACTTCATATGTGCCATGCTTATTAATTTCACGATATACACAGTAAAATATCATACTTTCGTAAGCAGTGAAGAAAGCCTGATTCTGGGAAAGCTCTTTCTTAATAACATCAAGTGCGGTATTAAGCTCCATATAAAATTAATTTATCAGTTTTAAAATCATACTTGTATACTTTTTTGCCCATATTTTTAGCATAATCCATACAATGCTTGGTACCACCGGACGTATCATCCCAAAATGCTATTATTATATCGGCTCTTTTAGCAATACGCATATTTCTTATGAATCCAGCCTTCTTGCCATGTACCTTCCAACCAGCACCACATACCATAATATCATGGCCATAATCGATACAATAATCATATGCAAAGGAATCAGGCCCTTCCGCACCTCCAGATACTAATTCGGCATCCGGATACCTTCTAAAGATCTTATTTAATAGTGCATAGATCTTATATTTCTCTCGGATCGACCTTGAGCCAATTATGCCTATCCTGATCATCATTATAAGAAAGGAGTTTTATATCAAGAGCCTTCTCTATCTCCAATAATGTTTCGATAGTGAAGTTATGCTTTCCACTCAGCCAAATGGATATGGTTGAATCATACTTATCTAACGCTACCGCCAGCTGTGCCTGCGTTAAACCCTTTGCCTTCATGCCATAACATATGGCTCTGGCAATATCCCGCTTAACATCGATCTCTTGTTGTTGATCAGGAGCAACCACCCGCAATAAATTGTCTATTCTCTTTGTCATGTTTAACTATTTATGATATTTATCATCCCACAGATGTCTCCTATTCCCGTTAAATATCACAGCAGGGTTTATGTAATAAGCTGGGTTATTTCTATTTCCTGTATACGCCCGAGCAATAATTTGATGATTAATCAACTCCTTAACACCATCATGTATAGGCTTTGTTATCTTATACGCTAACTCTTTGGCTACTTTGTTTGGTACAAGTATTATCAGGTCTTGTTTGGGCTTCAGATTAGCGAGTATCCAGATAAACACTTTTAACCCCGGAGCAGACAACTCCTTTAACAATGGTAATCCGGAAGTAAAGAGCTTTATGTATTGCTGGTTATCATTTATACTCAACTTGGACCCATTTACATGAACCAATCTCATCAAGTCACTACTCCCTGGTTCTATAATTAATTCATGCGAATCACGATCCATTAAATATACTACCCTCTTTGTTTCTTTCCGCACCGCGTCCAGATAGTTATTAACGTCCTTACGGAAAGGAGATATTTTGTGATAATATTCTATAGGCATCAATCCGCTTTTGTATAATATCTTCCCTTTTGTTTTTCTACAGCCTCTATGATCCAATCAAGTAGATTCAACTGTACACAGATATCATCAAACAGCACTCTTGGTAAAATGCCATTAGCGCGATCTTCTGCCCACATTTTTATGTGTAAATTAACAGATCCCTTTGTACGCATTAAAGAAGCCACAAGAAGTGGATGTCTGGTTGGCATTACCTTTCCATGACTATCATAAAGAAAGAAGGCCTTCCTACCATCCATACCGTTTCTATCAAATGGTATATCCCTGGGCAAGCGGCCATCAAATGTAAAGACATGCCGCTTAGATAAGTACCAACAAAAATCTCGCTCAAATGCTGTACTATATCTCCTCATTGCCTTCCCAAAAAGATTCAAAATCACGATCCCAAGTAAAAGCCATTAATGCTAATTGTTTAGCTTGCTCTTCAGTATAAAAAGACTTTTTTTCTAACAAAGAACAAATAGTTTTTGCAAGAGCATTTGTATCTGTTACAGCTGGATAGCTCTTTACTGCCGCCGTAGCTTGCTCAAAAGCCAAATTATACGTAGCGTTTTTGATATGGATAACTTTTGAGTTAACATACTCATTCAGATCCTTCTCATCGGCAAATATTATCTTTTTCTTGTACTTGTCCAGTTGACGTCTCAATATCCTTATCTTAAAAAAGAAGTGTGACCCAAGTACGGAGATGAGAATTATAATAAGACATACAGATGTCAGGAGGCCCGAAGTTGAGATAGTCATTTTGAGTATTATTATAACGGGTCGAATATACGGAAAAGATTCCAACTATTATTATACAAATTATATAGTAAAAAACCCGGATAAAAATCCAGGTTATTCAATTCTATAATAATAGAAAAGTCCCTATCTATAAAAAGGATTTAAACCAATTCAGCGTAAATATAAAAAATTATTTGATTCTACCAAATAAAAAACTGCGCCCAAGAATAAGCGCAGTCTTATGTTACTGTTACTATGACCAAAGCTCTGACAATAAAGAGCACTATCCCAAAGTTCCACAATTGGAAGAACTGTAAGATAAAGTAAAAAATCCATTCCTTTCTCAGAATCTCAAAAGAAAAACCCTAGCAGAAATCTGCCAGGGCGATAAAAATTCCACGTATTTATAGAGTGCCAAAATAAAAAGTCCAAACCTTACGGGGTCTGGAGAGCTGCACATGAGCAACTTATGGTTGGTCTTTCGCTTTCTCAAAAAAAAACCTCAGTACCTAAAAAGGACTGAGGAATATTTTCGCAGTTTCGTTAATTATCTACGGAGGTAGAGAACAACAAAGCGAAGTTATGGGATATAATAATAACCACAAAATCTTTTTTACATAGCCTTTGCGCCAATAAGCTGATATAATTCGCCCAGGTCTTCAGAAATTTTATTTGCTAATGTGGAAATCTCCTCATCCTCTGAAGTAAAAAGGTGATCTAAAACAAAATCGTGAAATATCTTGCTTATCATAAAGCTACGATCCAAAAGTTCTAACTTTTTAAAGGCATCATCTGGAGTCGGAGTCACCTCTAATGGACCGATTATTTTGTCGCTCATTTTATATGTTTTTATTTGTTAGAAAATATTACCTTGCAAATGCAAGATTTCTATGAGGTCTTACGGCGTTACACAAAACACCTCCTTTTCTTGGGAGGTGTAATTTTTTAAATCCCCCACTAAAGATTTAGCGGGGCCGTTCTTTGTAATCAATATTTATTGCAGCCTTTAGGTGCAATGATCTAAAGTAAAATTTATTTAGAGAACAAAAAAATAAAATTGACTATTCAGCAATATCACTACAGAGACTAATTTTATTCTTTTGATACCGCTCCCAATTCGAATAACGCAGATTACGTTTATTGCCGTCTATTGGCCTCAAATTCGGCAGATCGCCTGGATCGGGTATGAAGGTAAGGGCAACGAGCTTATGGACAAAAAGTGGCTTGGTCTTATGCTCTTTTCTTAATTGGAGGCGCAGATATCCGGATTCATGTACATAAGGATGAACTTGACGACCATGCTTATTATATACTTTGCCCTCTTCTGTGATAGTATAAGACTCGTATCCCGGTATTGGTGAGCGCATTAGATGTTTATTGCAATATAACAAAATCTTCTATAAAAGAAAACCTCACCTATTTCTAGGTGAGGCCTGTTTAAATGCTTATTCCCCGGTTGTTAATAATACGTGCAATATAATACTTTATTATAAATAAAAAACAACATTTTATTTTTTATTAAAGATCCATACGCGATTTAAATTTGGATAATTACACCTTGTTACCAACCACGGAAGCCAAAGTTCTTCGTGCGGCATTGCATAAAGGCGTTTATTAAAATGAGGTGCCTTGTTGCCAAAGTTTATATAAGTCTCTACCCCTTCATCAAAAAATTCCCATTCTTTTGGTCCATAGGGAGATGACGGCGCAAGGGGCATTTCATGTGACCCCCATTGAGTAACAAAACAACCTATTACTACCTGTGGTCTATAATGCCTTATAGCCTCAATAGCCTCCATTTTAATTACATCTTTTGGATAGTTGATAGTAAACGTTTTGTGCTTTCTATATATTGAAGCGATAGATTCATCCTCTTGTAATTTAACATCTGTAAAAGGAATCTGCAATGCTCGTCCCAGGGTGCCATATCCAGCACATATTTCAATTGCAGACCTATCAGCAATTTTCATTTTTGTCCACTCTACTTGTTCTTTTGTAATTACCTGATAAATACCTCGTATATTAGTCCAAGCTTGGAGCAGTTCATGTGGAATATTGTTATACGTTGCAGCGGGTAATATTTTGGGAAGACCATCTTCATTTAATAGAACCTTGTCCAATAGTAACAACTCCAACGGTGATACGCTCATATGTTTCATATTACTAGGCCCTAACATGATTTAATTTCCCCCCAATAGAGACCTATTGGGGGCTATCATATTCGTTATAGAGTGATTTGTTCGAAGATGTCAAAGATAACCTTTTTTCTTATCTCCAAAAATAAAATCCCCCGGCCAAGATTAGCCAGAGAGCATAAATCCAACTATATAAAGTTTTTAATCCCAAGACCAGGGATCATTAATATCTTTCCATTGCGGCAGATGTAACTCATTCCAGCCATGTATAGGATCAGCAGGTTCGTTCTCCCATTCCAGATCAGACTGATAAAATAGTAGATACCTTTTGTTTCTACAATACAGACTTACCAGCTGATTAATCCTATGCCTATATTTACGAATAGTATGAGCCTTTACCCATCTGTTCCTCTTAGCAGAATCTCTAAGATAATAAGGTCTTTTCATTGAGCCAGTTTTAATAGTTAATAAACTACCAAAACTGTATTTTAAAATGGGTCATGTTTATTGATGCTTTTTATTTTGTCAATATCTCCGGATATCCTATATTTACATCGTAATTTTTCTTTTGAATTATCACCATACCTTCTGCACCTCCTTTTCTTGGGAGGTGTTTTGTTATATAACAGGGATGTCTTTTCCATCTGGATCTTTCACAAACGCGGCTATTATTCTTTCTATTTCTCTTATCTGATCTCGATTGTTATACGCAGTACTTTTATATGGCAACCAATAGCCTACAAACCAAAAAAGTCTGTGCCAGTATTCATGATGAACAGCCATTCCATCTGTCACTACGCGAAATTTAATAAGGGTTCTTGTCATATATACAGATATTTCCTTTATAAGTCTGAAGGGAAAAGATATTTTGGTAAATCTACAAACGCCATCCCTGTCTGTGCATCAGGCTGAATACTGCTTGAATACACTATTTTTTTGTCAATCGACTCATAAGGGGTTAATAAAAAAATAGCTTGATTTTTTTTATCGATTCTTCGCACAAGTGCTTCCATTTTATTTGGAGATTGAGACGGCATAGTCTTCTCAAATACAATTTCTCCTTTCCCTGGAGTAAGGTAATACGTAAACCATATATCTATGATGGTAATAATTCCTATTGGCGTAACCCCCTTCGTCTTCAATCCCTGACAACACTTTCTTACTATTGCAGGGAATCGGTATTTTATACTCAGATGACCACTGAAAAAATCAGGAGTGCCGATTAGTGGGGCAACGGCAGAGTGTCCATTTTTATCCATTCCAATTATAGTACAAGATGGAGGTAGTGCTTGCTTTTCTCTTTCAATTTTTGCTTTTTCTAAGAGTAAGTCTGCAATCTCTTGAATAAACACATCATGATCAGTCATTTGTTACTTCTTTTTTCGGCCAAGTTGATATATCTTATTCCCTACACAATCCAGTGTCTGTTCATTCTCAGCCTGAGTGATCTGTTTTAATTTTTCTCTATAAAGCTCCTCACTGTTAATCCAAAACTGCTTATCAATTTTAACAAGCCTTTCCAGCCCTATTGCGATCTCTTCGGTAAGTGGAAGCACACCATCCAATAATTGCTGAGCCTGCCCTGTAGACATCTTTAAACTATGAGCCAACGCTTCTTTACTTATGCCATAAATCTCCATAGTCTCTAAAAGCGTATCTCCAGGACAGGATAGCACGGTTCGCTCATCATGAGGGTCAAATGATTTATCCATGGTTATTGTATTTGTAACATAAATAAATGTATCCCGATAAGAATACCGGGATATCGTTCATAACCTTATTTTTTATATCTATTATTGCAATAATACTGAAAGGATATTTTATAACCTAATTTTTACGTAAAATCCTTCGATAAAAGTGTTTTTCTTATGACCTTGAACACCTCTCCAATGTCAGATATCTCAGGCCCGTCTTTGGTGTACCAGAATGCCGTGAATCCATGATTGGCATGGTATCGCTCATTTACTCTTATTCCATTTACCTTTTCCAGGTAGATCCAAGGATAGTTGCTGAAAAACTCTACCTCAATCCCCAATCGCCTTAAACGAGTCTTGAAAATTGCAATATTGTCCATAATTCAATCTTCTAATTCGGAATCATCCACAAGTTCAACCAGAACAGATATTATGTATGAAAAATCTTCGGTGTCAATGTGATCAGCCGTATCAATAACCTTATACATAATCCCATCAATTATTATATCTTGATCTAACCTATAATGTGGAAGTGTTAGCACTTCTAATACTTTTATTGAGTCGTTAGTAGCGCTATCGACATACATAATACAGTATGTATTCATACGATAAACTAGACGTGATTCTCTTTCTTTATTGCCCATAAATTTATCTTTATTGTTTATTGTAAAATAATGAAAGTAGGATAAACTATAAAAAGCCCAGACCAAAACTGACCTGGGCGATTCGTTGTGTATAAACATTGCACTATACAGTGCAAAATAAGCCAACCCCCCACTTGGAAAAGTAGGATGTTTCACATAAACATAATAAAATAAATTAAATAACTTTCCAAATATACTTACTCTACCCATACTATCCAAATCAGATAGTTAATACTGGACCACAGAGACAAAAACCCCCAGCTAAAAATAGCCAGGGGGTGCCATCTCTCATTTTTCTAAATAAAAAAAAACATAGTCGCAAGATAAGTAAATTATACTCATTCAAACTACTCTTCGTTGTATTTAAGCTCACTGCCTGAGTCTTCTCCTATAGGATTATCAAATCCATATTTTATTGCAGTTGCCTTAAAAAGTGGCAGACCATACATGGCGTATTGATCTTCTTCCCAGTTCTCCAACCCTTCTTCTAAGATCCAATTCCACATCTTAACCGTTTCAAACATAGACGCAGCAGATAGACTACGCTTATTGAGCGCCTTTTCAAAACCAAAAGCTATATCTTTTTCAAGTTGAACCAAAACATTCTCCTTGGTAAATGGTACACGCTCCCATTCCCCCAGGTTAATAGGTGCCCACCCAACTATAGACATCTGCTCTTCTGTTAAAAATTGTGTAAGCCGTAATACATCACGGCCATCTAATGCCTGTGATTTATAACTCTTGATTATTTCTTCTAGCTGCTTCATTTTATTTATATTAAAAGACAATGATCATTATATAAAACCCAGGGCCAGGATTAGCCACGGGGTTATCATGACAATTATACGTAAAATTAAATTATACCGATTCCTAGCTTACTATCCATCCTGCAATTAAGTCCTGCACAACGTAATGTAGCTGGAGAAGCTGCATACGGAGAAGGGTATCATCTGTCTCATTTCTCCGGGCATTCATCACGCGCTCATTGTCTACGGGATCTAATACCTGTTTTGTGATCACAGGGGCGGTTCCTGCTATCTCCACCATTGTCTCCATGGCTTCCAGTAGGCGAATGGCCTCTTCGGTGGAAATGTCTCTACCAACGTTTTTTACCAGGGCAATAATTGTTTCCGGCTGGATCTTATTCATTTGTTGTGCTTTAAAGTTATTTTCCTCCATAGTAGATGAATTAAATATTTTTTCAGCTCCTTGTAACCACCCTGATTCCCTAAGCTTATCTATATGCATTTGTCTCCTTGTAGCAGGATCTACCTTAAAGTAATCTTCAATATTTTGTTTCATATGCCTATGTTATTTACGTACAATTATTACTATTTTATTTTGCGTTAAATCAACAGGTATCTGTATTGCAGCAAGCGAAATACCAGGACGCAATTCAGAAAGCTCCTTCAATAAATCAGCGGGAGCGATCTCCTTAGAACCATAAAAACCCTTGCGTTGTTCTTTTTCAAGGCCATCTAACCAAAAAATCTTTGTTTCCATAAGACAATGTGTGTTTATTATAAAAGTAAATCAGCCTACTAAGCTATATCCCGAACCCAGACATGGATGCTTCTCGGTATGCCCCCCAGACCCATATATACAGCTTAGTCTTGCAATATAGATCTTTCTCTTTCCTTAATTGGGGCTACTGTTGTTTTTTGGAAGATGCTTTATTCTATGCATATTGTTAAGGACTTTTTCATGTGCTACAGGATCTACGCATTCTATAGCATAAAATGCATCATTTGGTTCTATTCTTAGGAGGCAATCTTTGAGTGTATTTGTGAAGCCAAACTCTTTCAACAACACTTCCATAGCATGAGAACTTGGTATTCTATTGCCGCTATTCACGGATACAGAAAGATGCCTACACAATCCTATTTTTTGTTGTTCCATACCAAAGACCACTTTATAACCCACCAACAGGTTGATACTATTACCGGGCCTGTCCCCCCAAACAGACTGTCTTCCTTCCCACATATCCAATATGTCTCTAACTGTGAGAATGTTTTTCTCTGCATTCTCCTTTAGCACCTTTATAGCCGCCCTGGCTTTTTCATCAATTAACAAAGGTCTCATATGCATATGTTATAAATTAATATTTTCTTCCCCTATCTTTCCAGTATATATTAACAGCAGCACCCACGATCCAGCTAAAAACTCCCATAATATAAACTAATAAAGGACACTCGTCTACTATTTGGTATGCAATACGCAGTAATACCATGTTCATAATACAAACAAGTACCATAACGATTATTGCTCTTTCTCTTTTCATAAGTACCAACCATTATATTCCTGTAAAATTTGCAATATAAATAAAAAACCTCCCGCTTAAACAAGCAGAAGGGACTCAACAGTGAATTAGATATATGATATCCCAAGTTATCTCATTTATACTGACTATCCAAAATGTATACTCTTAGTATCCAATACGAATATTTCGTAGATTTTCAACTACTTACTAATCAACCGATTACATCGTCTCTATTTAGTATTATTGCAATATTTTTAAAGACTGGAAGATTACGCATGCGCTTACCACACTTTAAACCTGATCTTAAAGGGAAGATCCCTCATATACACACCTGAGTGTATAGTACCCCCAACCGTACAGGGTGCGTCAAAATGAACAACATTATTTTTGTGATTTATCTCTGTTACTATACCCTCTGTTGTATAATATAAATCAGGATCAATCCTATACTCTACGGGTATAGTGATACTGCTCCCTATCTCAATATCTAAATAACAAAGGAACAAGGCTACTTTCTGATACTCATACAATTCCCTACCATAATACTGTTCAAGTACAGGCAGAATAGCCTGCCTACAACACCTCACAACGCCTTTAAACCTATAAGTATCACCGTCACAAATATTTCCAGAGACAGAAAGATACTCAGTAAAATATATTTTTTGCATGAAAACAGTTTGATTTTTTACTTCCACTCATCCAAGTCCAACCCGAAAAAGGTGGTCTCTATAGATGTAGAGATCACAGTTAGTTGATCGGTGGTTAATCCGAACACCTGTAACTCCTCACAAACTCTTCCCGATAGCAACATCCCTCTACGGTAACGCTCCGCTGACTTAGGAGATATTAGCTTAGATAAGGATAGTATATCCCTACTCCACTTGTGTGTATAGTCTTCCATAAATAAGTGGTTTACAAAGCCTTTGGTAATATCAACTCCAGAAAATCACTACAAGTCTCAAAGTCAAACCCCGTTATATCTACTACATACCCAGCCTCTGTTAACTGCTGGATATCCTCATTAGTCCACAATCCCTCTACCCTTACTCGCACGGAGGCTACTTTTAGCGTGTGAGGTAACACTGTTACCAACCTGATAAGATTTGATATCTGGTACGTTTCCTGCGAATGTTTACTCATCAGCTTATTTTTTTTATATTCTGTAAGACGTATATTATTATACCGACTGGTTTTTATTCCTATATAAAGTAACAATCTACGCCACCATACTTTATTATATTCCCTGTCTACTATCATCACGCTACCGCATGATGTCATTACTACTTCACCTTTATGGTAAGATGTATCATGCAGCTTTATGATAAAGCTTTCTTTTTTACTCATGTATTACGGCTTTTGAAGCTCACTATACGCTTTTTCTTGATTGTAGTAACCGGGATATCTATTACTTTCACTATCATTTCAACAGGCATCTCATCAGGAAACAAATCATCTATCTTACAGCCTAATGCCTGCGTAAGCTTCCATAGCGCCTCTATGTTCATCCAATGCCTGCCTTTTTCAATATTACTTAATGCGCTCCTTGACAAGGAGATATGCAAACATAGCTCTCTTTGGGTTAGCCCCTTTTGTATACGCCGCTGCTGTATCTGGTAACCTACATACTTCAAAAGTAAAGTATCGTTCATTTATGGTTTTTTAGTCATTATCCTCAATAGGGATCTTCCTCATCCTCATCTGTCTCTAGCGCTTCCAAAGCATTATTTATATCACTGCCTACCTCTTCCAGCAAATCCCTATACTCCTTACGCGAAAGATGTGCTGTCTGCTGAAACAACAAGAACTTAACCTGATCAATAATTGTCTGTGCTGTCATAGTGTTTTTATGTGAAAGATAAGAGATATAGCATTAAATATACACAACTCATATCCTTAAATCCTCAGAGTTTTTTCCTTCAAGCAACGTCATTATATCTACGTTGCAAAAAGACCGACCTTCATCATGCTCTAGCTTCGCCGTTACATTCTCAGCAGCCCATATAATCGTACAATCCCGGACATACTTCCCGTATGCCTCCAGTAACTTATGAATATCCCTGTCATATACATTGATAAAATCCAAATCCGAAACAAAGTCTTTAGGTCGTGTAAGTCTCATGTTTTTATTTCTAAGATAAGGGATATAACGCAAATCAAGAAACATAACCCCGTCTTTTCAAATAATCATCCAGATCCTCCCCATCAGGATCTTTTGCCATGCAAATCCCGTCTAAAATACCCTCTATTCGCCATTTAATAGCCAAATGAGCCGCTGCCTCCATCTTCTTGACATAGTTATTCCACTTCTTACGCATCGTCTTATTAAAGGGCGTAGAAAGCGCAGCAATGGCATCATTACCATAACTGGTTACCAGCGTAGCCCATAACGCAGGATTAGTCACCTTGGCAAGCTCCTCCGCCGTATCCCATACACGCCTACTGTATTCAATATCCGATAAGTCCATAAAACAAGTTTATATGCAAGATAAGGATATCCCAAAATATACAAACAGACCCAGGAGAGTATAACATGAGTACTCGCTTAGAGATAGAGTACCCGGATAGGGGTACAACGTAGTGGGTACGGGGACGGAAATACAAATGGGGTACTACCAGGGAATAGAACCGAGTCGTAGACGTAGGTATACGCAGAACACACATGGGGAGAGAGTAAAAGCATAACCGAGTCGTAGACGTAGGGTATATGGGTAAAATAGTAGAAACAGTTTATGTGCTTAGGGTTAACCCCCTGCGCCTGATCGATGGCCGCCACAGGGGAACCGAAAACTTTTGACCGGGTGGGTCTCGATCATGTGAAAGATATTCGCAATATCAATTGATTATCAATAGCAAACGTATTACACAAACATAAACTAATCCATTACTGATTGAAGATGATGATTATATTCATTACATAATTATTGTAAGTATAAAACACTGATACTGAGACAAACACTCTGAGCTTAGGCATACACTTAGGCATACAACATATCATCACACCACAAGACTCGCTACCATGGCTCGTTACAGGCTGCATGTCTAAATCGATGATTATGCACAATGACAGTCTATGTCAGTTATTATTAGTAACTAAGTCTCCTTTGTATCGCTACTACCCTTTTTCCACCGCTTCGCGTTGCTCTGATCGTCCCTTATTCCCCACAATTTCCGTTTCCATACCGATCGGTATATTTTCCGCTAGATTAGTTTGATTTCAAACCATTATCTCACAACTCATTGTCTATCAACATACTGCACTTTGCGCTATAGCGTACGACAGCCTTCTTTGCTTCCGTATACGCGATTCTCAGGCCCTTCCCTGGTACATTATTTTTAGGAATCTGACACAAATATGACAGTTGATAACATCTATTGACTTATATAGTATATACCTTTGCTTGTAGAATAACCTGATTACTTACATTATAAAATATACACATATGACTACCAAAGAACGCGCTATCATGCAACTACTGTTCAACGCTGCCCGCAATGCGTCCGCTTACTTCAACATGAAGGCACAGGCGCAGCTATTAGGCCTGAATAAACCAGACGACGACATTAGACAGGCATTATGTACCGCTACCAGTGCTGCAAGCGGTATACTGGAAGAGGAGCCAGTATTGTATTGCGGTAACCTAAGCCGCACGGGGGAGATAAAGGACGCATTAAGATTTATCCAAACACTAGACGCATAGGCATATGAAAGCAACCAATTCATTACCCCATCCGGACAGCGGCAAGCTGGTAAAGGCAACGCTTAGCGATTGCTGTCAAAGTTCAGTATCCTTTATCCCTGGGAAGGCAGCCGCTAATAAAACATATGATCCTTATCATGTGTGCAATAAATGTCGTAAGCCCTGTACTATTCAGGTAAAAGACTATTGGATCATTACAGATAGCGGCCACTACCGTAAACTTTAATCTCTAAACCACATTACCATGACACCACACGAACAGTTACCCATCCTTCAACGGCGCTCAGCGCTCTTGTTGCTTCGCCTACTCATTGCGCCTAAGTCTACCCGTGCTGGGCTGATAAAGCGTACACGTGCGCTGAACAATCAGGTACGTATGTGTAAGCTGGTTGCTGAGCGTAACACTATTAATAACCTGTAAACTACATTACTATGGCATGGTCAATATCAATATCTGCTGAAGGCTGGGAAGACATCCGCGAAGCACTACACAAGCAGGGCAAGCGCTGGTTATTTCAGGCCGTCAATGAAGCAAAAGAACAACGTAACGAACCAACCTTACAGGGACTTTTCTATACATTAGCGCAGGAGACACTAGCTGATTGTGCATATGAATT